GTCGTATTGCAAGCTATAATCAGCTGGTAATACTAATGTTTCGGCTGGTGTAGCAGAAATGCCTACAATACCACTAGCGAAAGAGCCGCTATCAACAGCAAAAGACAAAAGTCCGCTGGCACCTGGGGACTCTTTCAAATCGCTACTAACGCCCCAACCACTTAGGTTTACGGCTATATCAGACTCATCCAAACAGGTAATAACTTGTTCAAAAGTGGAGCCTCTTTTGATTTCTGTTACAGTTTTTTCCAAATCACAAGACATCTTATATGTTAATACACAAAATAGGAAGAAGGTGTATTGACTTTTAGCAAGTTACTTGTTTAATGAGAATTGGTGGAAAATTTGCATTTATTTTTCACAGGAGAATATTTTAAGTGTATAAGGGAGAAATTTTCGTTTTGAAAATTTTTTCATTCTAGAGAATTTTAAGCCTAAATCTTCAATGCGTTTTTAAAATTTCCCACAACTCACCGACTTCAGTTAAAATTGGTCTGGGTTTGTAGAATTTTTTTAATTTTTCTATATCTAAAATATTATTCACCAAATACAACCCCTGCTCTTTCCTTAACTCTTCCCCATTTAAGGTTGGCTTTTGAGCAATACCTAGATGATTACATATCTGTTCTATCGTTGCGTAACCTTCTTGAGCGACATTAAACACTCCGCTTTGATCAGCTTCCAATAATGCTTGTGTCGCCTCTACAATCGTTCTGGTCGAAGTATAGCTATTAATTTCGGTTAAATGCTTCTCAAATTTAGGCAACTTAGTCAAAAGGTTGTTTTTGTCTTCGATATCGCTGAAATAAAGCCTTGGTCTAAGAATCAAATCATTATCATCGCAAAAGTATTCTGCCACCAATTTACTTACAACGTATTTACAATGAGAAGAAACAAAATCTGTTTCTTTTTGGGGCGAATTATTTTGGTCATAAACACAACCAGTAGAAATGTGAACAAATTTTTTTCCTTTTGACTTACAATACCCAGAAAGGTAACCAACTAAAGAAGCGTTGACAGTCCAAACGTGTCCCCAATTATCCCCATCCTCACAATATCTAGTGTCCGCACAACCAATACAATTAATAATAGTATCATATTTATCCAAAATTGTTTCATTGGTTTGTGGGTAATTAAATTTATCTCTACTCAACACCTCGAAACCATGCCTTTCGAATTCTTTGCCAAGAAAACCCCTACCTAATACTACTGTTTTATTATTAATCATATATATATTTATATTACAGGTCTAAATTTTTGTATAAAATCTGATCTATGAATCGTATTAAATTTTTTTTCTGGAGATAAATTCATATAACCTCCATGATAATGAACAAATTTAGATGTCTTGCATTTTTCGTATTGGGTAAGAATATCATTTTGGACAATGTTTAGTTTTTTTTTAAACACTCTAGATTTAATAACCGTTTTCATTGGATTAAATCTCATTCTGTTTTCTCTATGGTCATAGCTTATAGGTTTAGAAAAAATATTATCTATAATATTGTCGCTACCATAACCATCAAGATATACAACTGAAGTTCCAGAGCCTAAGATCGTATTGTTTTCTATATTAAAAGATGGGTTGAAAGAGTAATTCATAACATCATAATCTGCCCATAAAGTTGGACCATTTACATCGACAAAATGACAATATGCAAACAACCTTCTATAGCAACTTCTAAGATATCCTTTGTCTTCCCAATTATTATACAAAACATTACTGAAATTGTCAATATCATATTCGTGATATTTAGAATGTTGTTTCGCAAACTCTTTATTTAAAACAATAACATTCCAACCATTTTTAGCCCAAGACTTTTTCCACATAGAGATAAGCTTTAAGCTATCTCTTGAAAATGCAGACGGAAAAGGTTCATAATAACATATAACAGTATTGTTCATTGTTATTTTTCTAACTTGATAATAAATACACCGCTTCGAAATACATTATTCATATGATCATCTCCTAAACCAGTCATGTCATAGGTTTCAATATTTTTAAAACCAATTTCTTCTGCAAGCTGTATTAAATAGTCTTGCTGTTTTTCAGTAATACCCCGCCCTCTAAAGGGACGAATAACGTCTTCTATTAATAAATTTCCACCTGTTTTTAACTTAGTATAGTAACCTTTGAGCAAAGAAACAAAAGAATCAAACGTATGGGGACCATCGTCTATAATCAACTCAAAAAAACCATCATTAAATTGTGATATAAACTCTATACTATATGCATCTCCAATTAATTTGGTTGCTTTCGCTGGAGAGAAACGATCTACAATATCAGCCCCGAAAATCTTAGCTTTAGGGAATACACTTTCCCATAACCGAAGGCTTTCTCCACCAGCACAACCTATTTCAAGAATTGTTTTGTAATCCTTGTTTTTAAAAAAAGAATCGTAGAAGTGTTCTATATAACCAAGCCTGTTTTTACCACTATTACAGTTGATTCCCTTATATATGTCAGTAACTTTTTTCATTGTTATTTTTTTATACCATAGAAATAAAGATCGTGATGTTCATCATTAACTTCGAAGCAATACTCAGAAAATATATCATCTAAATCCAAAAAAGAACGCACATCTTTTTCTGTTACGTTTCTATAATATTCATTATCCCAATCTTCTCTTGAAACGTTAGGCATAGTAATCCATTTGTCGAAAGTGTTTCCTTGAAGGGTTTGTCCTTTACTTTGGTCTATTTTGTCTTGTGAAAACGTACCGTGGACTGGTCTTCCTGTAGTGGCACAGGTGAATATAAAAGCCCCGCCAGACTTTAGCATTCTGATGGCATTTAAAATGCTTTCTTTATAAAAGGGGTTGTGTTCCCAACACTCACACGAAATAATAGCATCAAAGGTGTCGTCAGGTTTATTATATTCATGTGCAGAACAAATAACATCAACCCCAGGACCAGGACCGATATCCAAACCAATGATCTCACAATCTGTAAAATATTCAATTTCACCACTATTTACAATAAATGATCCAATGTTTAATACTTTCTTGTTGATGAAAGTTTTTGGAAACTTTTGTTTGGTTCTTTCTATAAAATCTTTTTGTTGTTTGTGTGCCATAATTTATTTATATCTTTTTCATTTTTTTGGGCGATATCATGCCTTAATAAAAGGGTTTGTCGTCAATAGATTTATAAGGTCAAATCGAAATCATAACCAAATTTATCTATTGCCCACTTCTCCTTTTCAGCTACCATTTCAATTAGATTTTTGTCATAGTAGTCTGTATAAGGTTTTTTGTAGGTGTTTTTGTTGTAGTGTTTTAATGTCGGAACTGGATTGATTTTAACCTTGCGACAAAACTTAGTAAAATCGTTACTAAAATTTTCCAGTTTACCAACCATATCCACAGCCAACTCTCCATTATCATAGCAAAGAAAGCTTTGATAGCTATCTTTGTTCAGTATAAGATTAGTTAGTATTTCTTTTTCACTCTTGCCTAGAAATCGTCTAGACAGGTTATCTTTATGTTTTTGTTTGTGCTTTGGCAACAATTCAAGTTCTTCTTTAGATAGGCTTTTATAAAATTCCATTCTTTGTAATACAAACAGCAGCCAAGAAACATACCTCTTCCAAGGATTGCGAACCATGCTAAATTTAAAATATTCACTCAAGTCCCAACCGTTGTTTGTAAATCCTATTTTACATTCTTCCATAGAAGCATGTTGCCATAGATATCCAGAGTCCATAGAGGAACCACCAATATAATCATACAAATCAGATTCTATTAATGTTCTCCTTAAAGTAGCACTGCCAGTTTTCTGAGGGACAGAAACTAGAAATTTATGTTTGTGGGATATTATCATTTAATGAGGTTTAGTTTAACTGGGACCCCAAAAATCTTAGCTATCCAATAAACAAAACCAGACCCATGATTATATATGCTGTAGGATTCCACAGAATTTGCCAAGGTCACTAATTTCATATCAAATACAGCATAAAAAAGACCCTCATCAGTGGTTTCAATTTCACCAGAAAATCCAGAAGGCTTGCTTTGCATATGATTACTTTCTAAGTGAAGTATGTGAATTGGTAAATCTTTTTTGTTTTTAGAGAGAAAATCTTTAAGTCCGTTGGAGTCAGATAGAACAATAATTGGTTTTTTGTCTTCAAGAGTAGCTATGAAACACCGAGATAGACAATCTTTATATAAATCTTCTAGGTTTTTAGAGTGATCAGAGAAGCTGTTTTGATCTCCCAATCTGAAATGAATAACGTTATAACCAGCGGGTTTAAAACCTTCTTCTTTCAAAGCATTATGGACAGCGTGATTAATTTCATCAGAAAACTGCAGTCTGTTTTTCAAGAAAGCACAGCATCTATTATTAATTGGGGGCATTACATTTAAATAATTTATGATATCATTGGCATCTGTTAAGCATGGATGATAATTTGAGAAAATGTATTTTGTTTCTTTTGGTTTCGTTAAAATGATAGAGCTTTCTGTCAGTTTTTTTAATGAATAAATATATTGTTTCCCGTCTATCGCTTCTAAAGCTAGATCCTGTATTTTAAATTGTTTGTGGAGGTTTTTTAATGGTCTAAAATATTTTTTAATTGGATGCCTGTTTATATTTACATCAAAATTACGACCTTTACTCATACAGTGATTGAATAAATGAACCGAGCCTCTCAAGAAATCTCCGAAGCCGCCATTCGCACCATCATAAAAACAATTAATTAATTTGCCTCGTTTTTGTGAAGGGCTTATTATCTTGTTGTTGGCATACTTGTCATATAAAAGTTTGTCCCATTTTGTTTTGTTGTCGAAATGTTTTTGAGCGTCTTTATCTAAGTCTTTGTATGGTGTAACTTGTTTGCTGCTGTTTTCGTTTCTTCTTTCTTGTTTGTCTTCTATTGTCAGATCAAAATCTTTTAACTTGAAACATTCCTTACAAACTTTTAAGATAATTGAATCTACGTCTGATAAGTTGGATACTAACATACCATCCAGTATTTCACATATTTCATCAAAATGTTCTTCAGTAACAATTGTTTCATCAGACAATTTAAGCATCTCTCTAATTAGCCATGACTCTTCTAGATCATACGACTTTAGATAATCAGAGAAAGATTTGTAGTCAAATCCTTTTGCTGTAGGTTCGTGGTCAGAGTGTTCTGATGACAAGTAGTTGTACAAGGACAACGTTCTTTCATACGGTTCTCTCAAAAATATAAACTCATAAGGGTCTAGATTGTCTGGAAGATTTTTGTATATGTAATCTTTGTAATCATTCAAACTTCTCGCACAAACCTCAATAAATAATAAATTCAAATCATTAAGATCCAAATCATCATAATCAACAGAGTATGTCCAGCGGTCATTGATGCATTTATATTTCCCTGCGAGTTCTTCTTCTGAAGAACACAACAAACGATAAAGAATATATTCGCCCCTTTTTACTATTATGTGTCTTATGTCTGGACCGCATATATAATTTCTAATAACGTAAAAAATTTTATTGAAAGTATATGTCCCCGCACATTTTGGGACATGAAAGAATACTGGTATTTTTTTATTCATAGCTCTACGTTATAGTTGCCAGTGTTTATGTGGTTGCCCGTCCCAATACTCATCTAGCTTTTTGCCTAGTTTTTTGTTCTTGACGCAAGTTGTTGTGGTTCTTCCTATGTCGCCAGTATCTACTTTTGTATGAATCCAATTGCTTTCTTTAAAATCAAAACCAAACAACTCTAAATTATCCTTTAATCCTTTGTAATTAAAAAAGGTTAGACTGGTGGGACCATTAGGAGCTTCTTCTGCTTTAGGACACCAAAGTAAAGATTTTTCCTCTTTGTTCTGCCAGATTGCGGTTTCTATTATTAGATGACCACCATCGACAATGGATTCTGATATTTTCTTTAAAGCGAGGAATGGATACTTCAAATGGTAAAGAACACCCGCAAATATAATCACATCAAATTCACCATCTATGTCGTATATGGATTTTTCTTCCATTTTTACTTTAGACTTGAAGTGAGGGATAAGAAACTCTACTGCCCCAAGACTAAGACATGTATCAATGCCTAGTATTTCTTTGGCTCCTCTTTTTTCTGCTTCGAAACAATAAAAGCCGTCTCTGCACCCTATGTCTAATACTTTTTTACCATTAAAATCTATGTTGTCAAAATGTTTAATGGTATGGGGATTCACATTATTCTTCCTAGTGGAAGGGGTATATGTGTTTTCATCTACTTGTATCTTGTGATACCACTTATACTTATCTAGTGGGTATTTTTTAGCTTCATTCATATATGAACACAAATATTATAAGCAAAAAAATTAAAGCTCATTTATCCAGTCAAAGCTTTGTTTGATCTGTTCTGAGAACTCTCTGCCCAAAACATCATGCCAGTCTGGTTCAAGAGGTTTAACGACATTGCGGATTTTATGCTCACCATACGGCCATCCAAGCTCATGTTCTTCAGTATATTGCTCGACATTCATTGGATTAACTTCAAACCTATCCATTTCAAGGTAATCCCAGATTTTATTCATCTCTTCTACTGGATTGCTAGTGAGTTTTTCTGCGTGAACAAAGTATAATTTATCTTTGTGGCGTTTAATAGCATCGTGAAGTCTTTCAACCGCAATACCAAGAGGAGGAGTTTGTAACCATCCTTGTGATCTCTTTTCAATGGTTGTCCAGTTCTGAGGATTCTGTTTTTCAATACCCACAAACCTTGACGGATGCTTGATTCTTAGTTTCTCAAAACTAGATAAAATACCACGAATATCCCTTACTGGCACTAATACTTTTGCATCTGGAAATACTTTAAACAATTGATCCAAATGACCGACCCAACTTCTGCATTTATCTACCACAACTGGTCGATCGGTGTCATCATTAAAAGCATTTTGAACGCCGCCTTTTACAAAATTAATGTATTGTCTTTCACCATCTAATGGGTTTTTAAATGTTTTAAATTCCTCTGTTTCAAAGAAGTCTCTAGCAATATATCCCATCTCATGAACGCCAGATGTGGCAGTGGCATGAACTTTCGGGTTTTGGGCTAATAGATTTTGAAGGAGAGTAGAGCAAGCTCTAGGAAGACCAGATGTGAAGTGAACTGTTTTCATATACTAGTATTATATATACTAATAAAAAAAAGTCAACAAAAATTATGGTGTCACAGGGTAGTTTGTCCAGTCTATTACGGTGACATTGGGTTTACCACCGACTGTTTGACCAGCGCCCAATGTCCAGCCATTGGCTACCGCATCTTTAGCATAGATGGTACTTAATCCAGAGGCTTGAAATGCATTACTACCAACGTTTGCTAGTGGCGGCGCTAGATATGCTGTATATAAGCCAATGCAATTCAAAAACGCATAACTACCAATACTTGTCACATTATTTGGAATAATTAATGAATCACTTAAGCCAGAGCAACCACCAAAAGCCCGATTCTCAATACTCGTAACGCTATTTCCAATGGTTAATGAAGTTAAGCCATTGCACTCATCAAACGCAAAAGACCCAATACTCGTAACACTATTTGGGATCACTAAATCACCAGTTAAGGCAGTGCAAAAATAAAAAGCATTACTCCCAATACTCGTACAACTCGTTCCAATAACCAATCCTTTTAAAGAGGAGTCAAAATTTTTCCAGTTGGCAGGAATATCTCCTTGGATTTGGTCATAAGATGGACCAGTAGAATCAAAAACAATAGTTTGAGTTCCAATACCGCCGCCTTCTATAGCGTCCCATGATGATCCGTTAAATGATTTGTGTTCGCTTGTTGTTTCATCAAACACAATAGTCCCAACGGCAACGTCAGTTGGAAGATCTGAAGTTGCGTATTTAGCTGGTGGTATTTTAGTTGTGTGTGACATCTTATGGTATGTTAGGGTAGTTTGTCCAAGTTGATACTGTAGCTGTTGTGTTTTGTGCTGTCTTCCAAGTAGCATCATAACCAGCAACATAATCAGCGTGAACATATATATTTGCTACAGGGGAAGAATAGAAACCACCCTCACCTGTAAAACTTGAGGCTGGGCAATTAATATAAGCTGTAGTTAATCCAAGCATTAAACCAAAGCCTTCTTCCCCTATAGAGGTTAGTCCGCTACCAAGAACTACAGTTGTAATATTATTACAAAACCAAAAAGGATAATCCTCAATAGTCGTCACACTATCTGGAATGACTAAATCACCAGTTAAGCCAGTGCAATAATAAAAAGCGCTGCTCCCAATACTTGTAACACTATCTGGAATGACTAAGTCACCAGTTAAGCCATCGCAATAATAAAAAGCATTATTCCCAATACTTGTGCAACTCGTTCCAATAACCAATCCTTTTAAAGAGGTGTCGGAATTTTTCCAGCTATCTGGTATATCACCTTGGATTTGGTCAATAACCCCAGCCACATTGTCTCTAACATAAGTAGTAGATCCTACACCTCCAGAACCCCCGAAGTCACCCCAAGAACTATTCTTAAACGCAACCATCTTTTGGTTGGTTTTATCATAAGCAACTGTTCCTTCTGGCGGGTTGCTAGGAAGGTCGCCAGCTGCATATTGGCTAGGTGGCTCTTTACTTGTGTGGCTCATATTACCATTGAACGGCTTTTAATTCTGCGACAGTAGTTGCGGCATCGATTGATGTATTTACTGTTTTTTCTTTTAAGAAAGCATCTTTAAGGTGTGTGGTAACGGCATCAGATAGAGCAATTATAGTTGGGGCATCGATTGTCATGAATGTTCCATTGCCGAGTTTCCACTCTGTAGTAAATGCGGCATCTTCTTTTGCCAAGAATCTTGCTTGGTAAATTCTCTCAACTGTAAACCTATCAGTTCTTACGTCAAGACCGTTCCAAACTATGCCTCCAATCTCAAAATCATATCTTCTTTCTGCGAAATGATCTCTAAGGATCTCTTTACCCGCATCAAGATCGGAGCTGTTGTCTATTTTTTCATCAATAAAGCTTCTTCTCATCTTTTGGAAGCTTTCTTCTTGTGTCAGTAGAACACCATCAATGATAAAGAATCTATCCTCACTAGCTTCTACTGTAGCTGCATCAGCATCAGAGATTTCGCTATAGTGCGGAGCTTCTGTTGGCTCTACCTCTACTATGTTAAAGATTGCCCCTCTTGGGCCTGTGATTGCGTATTTCATATTATTATTTAGTTAAAATTTTTATAGATCGTAAACTACTGTTAAACCATCATACGACGCTGCATAGCCTGTCGCTCCAGCTGGAACGTGTATTTCTGCGGGAGAAGGGATGCTAAGAAACGCATCACTACCAATCGTAGGAGCAGTTGTAGCATAAATTTCTATTCTAGTTATATTAGCGTTATAATAAAAAGCAGCACTCCCGATACTCGTAATGCCGCTTCCAATGGTTAAACTGGTTATGCTACCAGAACCAAAAACGCTTTGCGCAAACGCATTTGGTCCAATAGTTGTAACACTATCTGGAATGACTAATGAACCAGTTAAGCCAGCGCAATAATAAAAAGCATTACTCCCAATACTTGTGCAACTTGTGCCAATTACTAATCCTTTTAAGCTTGAATCCGTAGATTTCCAGTTATCTGGTATATCACCTTGGATTTGGTCTGTATTACCAACAGCAGCACCATCATCATAAACAACGGTAGGTGTGCCACCACCACCACCACCAGCAATACTCTCCCATGCGCCATTTATTCTTGCTACTGGCTTACCCGCAGCAGTATCATAAGCAACAGTGCCATCTTTCGCATCTGGAAGATCTGCAATTGCATTAGATGTTGGAGGAGTTTTTGCAGTGTGACTCATTATTCTATATAGTAACCAGATACTCCATCACTGAATATAGAGATAGCTTCGTTTTGAGATGTTAAGGTATAACCGCTTACAAGACCATCACTTACAACACCGTCAATAGTGCAACCACTAGGAGGAAGAAGCAGAACATCGCACGAATCACCGATCTTCTTATGTGTTGTAACCGCCTCATGTAATGTCGGGTCGAGAAGATCAACTACTATACAAGCTCCGCCGCCACCACTACCACTACCACTACCACTACCACTACCACCACCAAGATCTGTGTCATCGTAAAGGTGATGTGTGTGCTGTGGGATTTGTGTATAAGTTGGGGTGTCTACCGTGACAACGCTAAAATTAGCGGCACCTCCACCGCCTTGAGCTTCTTCCCAGGTTGCGTTTCCACCGCCATCTGCAGTGATAACGTAACCGCTTACAGCTGTCGTAGAATCAATATCTGTTACTGCATGGGTGTGACTTGGTGGAGCCGCCTCAAGACCAGATATACGAGATTCGATCTCTAATATATTGGCATTATAATTGTTGCGGAATGTCAAGTGAGTCGATTCACTTGCGGGTATGAAAGGATTTAGTGCCATTATTTTTTATTTTTAAATTTATTAATCGAAGGTCGCAGCAAGCTCAATATAACCGTCTACTTTTTCTTGAGTCCAACCAAGATAAGCAACAGCACCAAGAAATAATGCATTGTCTCTTTTGAATACAGCAGCATGAGCCCAACCATCAATAACATTTTGGTCGCCACTGCCAGCAACAAAAGCATCTACAGCAGCACGATCAGCAGGGACCGTGTTGAGGGCTTGTTTGATCTGATAGTTTGTTACCTCGTTAATTACTTGAACGGGAACATCCTCAAGCTTCCAACCATAAGAATCAGCAGTAAGTTCTCTAACGTAACGCTGACCTTCTGGAGCATCGTTTGGGACGGTAAGGTTTTCAACGTATTTGTAACCATCTGGTGTTTGCGGGGCCGCAGCTTCACGGGTAATGGATGACGGCAGACCATTTAAACTCTTGTAGCGGAGTTTAAGAGGGCTAAGGTTTATTAGTTGATAAGTTTTCATTTTAAAAAGTGTTTAGGTTGCTTCGCTAACATAAAGATAATTATCTGTACCGTCGTGATACCAACCAACAGAAGCCGCTCCAATGCCAGAGGCTGTAATCGAAGCTATATCTGCGAGATCGCCAGCAAGAACGTCATATGTGCTAGTGAATGTCCAGCCAGCTGTGTTGTCTTGCTCGAAAAGAATCAAGCCAGAATCTCCAGACGCAGCGTTTGTAATGGAAAAGGTAGTTACGTCCTCGGTGAGGGTGGTTGTAGCATTACCTCCAAGGGATGTATCAAAAGCAAGTGAACCAGCTGAAGAACTTATTGATTGTTGTAAGGTTTTATCCTCCAAAGAAGAGGTTCTTGTTTCTGCATCCGAAAAATTAGAGTTCATACCATCCAACACATTCTCATGAGTGGTTACTCCGCTTGTGATTACTATTTGATTTTGGGACATGTTATTAAATTTTTATTGTCTTTGAGATTTCTTGGCTAAAATAGAATCAAGTTCTGATTGCCGACGACCTCCTAATATGTTTGAGAGTAAGTTTAGTATTTCTTCATCTATTTCTAAAATTTCATCTACATCTTCTCCCAACTCATCAAGAATGTTTTGGGGGTTTTGATCTTTCCATATTAAATCGTTGCTTTCGTTCCAGACTCTTGTTATTTCTTTTATTATTGCTAAGTTTATATATCTAATCCTTGATGCTTTTTTCTGAGCTTCAGTGATTTGTTTTGGTGTTTCATTTAGTAGGCTCATGTTTATTGTTTGAAATTAAGTCCAAGGGCATTCGTTTTCCCAGATTTCGCTATTAACCCAAATGCCACCTTCACAATCTGGCTCTTTCCAAAAGCAAAGATCATCCCATAAAAAAGAATCCTTCCAAAATACATTGCAACAACCTATTATGGCTTTGTTGCGTAAAGCTCCATTCAGAAGTGCGTTGCCAGCTATGCGAAGAAGTTTCATTATTAGTCGGTATAATAGATGATTGCGTCTCCAGCGGTAAGTTCAATAGCGGACCACTCTCCAACGATAACATCGCCAAGAGCTATAGCTGCACCAGCAAAATTAGATATACTGCCTACCGTGCCAGCACCGATAGTGCAGTCATCAAGGGCGTGAATAGCCATGAATTTACCAGTGTGGGTACCGATCCCGACTCTTTCTCCTCCGTAGTGTCCTACTTGCTTTAAAAGACTTGATTGTGTTGATGTTGACATAACAATACATACACAAAAAACATTATTATGGCAAATATTTCATGACAACTCTCCCAACATTTTTCTTTTCGTCGGAAAGAAATGCGGTAATGAAAACTCCATCAGGGTCAAAAGTAACGGATTTTATATCCAGCAAATAGCCGTTATTATTAAATTCAACCTGAAAGACTCTTTTTTTTCCAGAAAAATCAATATAACCAAAGTTTAGGATCTGACCATCAAGATGTTTTGTAGCGGAGTTTGTCCCCATAACTTTAAATTCACATTTTTTCATAAAAATCTAAAACTTTTTCTTTTTCTATCCTAACGATTGACATTTCTCCGTTTTCATCTTTAAATAAATCGACTGGAGGAAGGAACCTGTCTATAAGTTTAATGAAAGAACTTACTCTATTTTTTCTTCTTATATCGGCTTTTACCAGAGATAAGCCAGTCTTTTCATATATATATAAAAATGACTTACAAAAAGCTATTTTATACTTTTTAATGTTTCTATTAGGAGGAAAATTTGTATTTGGGAAAATATAATTTAAATAAATTGACTCCCCTCTTTCGCCGATAGAGAAAAAAGAATAAAGGCTGGGTGTTCCGTCATTTTCGTAATGACATATGCCAAAATCAAAATGGCCAATATCATCAAACAGAACCCTCTTAGATGCTTCTATAGAGGATAAAGAGGAGCCTTTTTTTAAGTCGTATGGATTCGACAGATAAAAAAAAGACATCAAGCAATTATTAAAGTCTGAATCGTTTAAATCTATTTGTTTAATTGGCATTTTCGCTTGAATATATTAACTTAGAAGATTCAGAAAGGCCTCTATCAACAATATTAACCTCATAAACCTTACCTTTTGTAAGGTCCGCACAAGAAATGGCCCATTCTTTAGATCCTTTTAGTTTTGACGAATAGCTTGCTTGGTATTTGTTTTTCGAATTGTATACCCTATAAATTATATTTTTCATTTTTTTAAAGAAAAGAAGCTTGTTGCTTTTACTATATTATAGTATAGCTTGAGTATATAATGTCAATTTTTTTTATTGCTATTTATTTTTTTTTAATATCATAAAACATTAGTAAATGTGTAAATAATTGTTATGGCTGAAGGTTTCTCGGAAAAGGTGTCTCAAGAATTAATGTCGTTGGAACCAACGGCAATGATTGAATTTTTCACTTTGAAATCTCAGGGAGAAATTTATTTAAAAGAAGGTACTAATGGTGAGCTGCCTAGTACTGCTGGTGTTTATTATTTTCATAGTGGGTCTCTTTTTGGAGGCAGTATATGGTGGCAGGGCAGGTTGTACGCCCCGTTGGCGTTGGAAATAGAAGATAACGAATCCTCGGTGACAGCTGGTCTGAATAGGCCTAAACTAACAGTAGCCAATCCTGATTATATTATTTCAGACATAATGAAGCAGTATAACGATCTAAGGGCGGCTGTTATATACAGGCAAAAAACATTTGTTAGGTTTTTGGATGATGCTAATTTTGAGGGTCTTGAAAATCCTTGGGGAGAAGCTGACAGCTCTGCTCAAATTTCAAACCAGAGATTTTTAGTTTCGAGAAAAATTCAAGAAAATAAATATTCTGTGTTGCTTGAATTAACTTCTCCGTTAGATATGGATACTATATATTTGAATGGAAGGAGAATAATGTCAAAGTATTGCAGTTGGACTTATAGGGGCCCAGGGTGTAGGTATTCTCAAAGGGCGATAAATACAGAGTCGGGTTTACCTTTTACAGATGAAAATGGAGTTGTTATTAATCAAAGCACTGACCCAGGTATTCTTTTTGATTATAATCAGTCCTATTCTAAGGGCGATACAGTTAGATTGCTGCATTACGGACGAAGCAAAAACATTGGTACCACAAATTATGAGGGATCAGTTATCACTGGAGCTGATGACATTCATGTAGAAGTTTACGTTTCAAGAAGAGATAATAATATAAATAGACTACCAAGAGAAAACCCAGATTTTTGGCAGCTAGATGGTTGCAATAAATCTATAGAATCTTGCCAGGAACACTTTAGAGATTTTAACGATGACAAGGTTGCGTTACCGTTTGGTGGTTTCCCTGGGACCGACGGATTTCAATTCAAAAGAACAGTATGAAAAATTTAAAAAAAATAAAAGAAGTTTACGAAGAAGATTTATGCGACAACGTGGAAGAAGTTTTTGAGACGGTAAGGAAAAACTGTTTGAATAATAAGTTTTTAGAGAGTTGCGGATTCGTGGGTATAAAAAACAATAGGTACATTGTTCAAAATGCAAAAAATATATCGACTAACCCACGCGAAGAGTTTTTAGTTGACCCTTTGGATTACTTGTCTTTTAAAGATAAAAATAAATTAATATCTGTATATCATAGTCATATAGATATTGATGAAAAACCTTCCGAGTATGACATACTTATTTCAGAAAACTGCTGTGTGCCGTTTATGATTTATTCTGTAATAACAGATAAGATTGGTTTTTATGTTCCTAGTAATCTGGAATTTGAAAAAGATTTAATAGAAGATATAAAAAATAATATATGACAACGATAAGATTACACGGCATATTGGCGTTGGAATTTGGTGAGTATTTTGAATATGGAATATCTAAACCCAAGGAAGCTTTACATGCTATAAACTCAAATAAAAAAGGATTTTTAAAAAGAATAAAAAATTTACATGAGCAGGGTTTTATTTATACTATAATTGTTGATGGTGTAGATTTAAAACAACTAACTGAATCTGATTTACAAAAAACTCCAAAAAATATAGATATATTACCCATTATAATGGGTAGTGGTTGGGGTACAATAGCTTATATAGCCACTCAAGTGGCCATAGCTGTTGTGGTAGCAGCAATATCTTATGGGTTAATGCTCCTGTTAGCCCCAAAAGAACCAGAACCCCCAACTGTAGAGGCTTCAACCAGAGCTATAGACCAGTCTTTTTCCTTTTCAAACAAAGCTAATATCGCTACTCAGGGATCTGGTGTCCCGCTGGGCTATGGTAGATTGAAGGTAGGAACTTATACCGTACAATATACTACAAAAAACTTCCCTCAATCATACAAACCAATGGAGTTGAATGATGATGGCCCCAACGGTTCTTCAAGCGTCTTGTAGTTATAAATTACAATAAAAATATGAAACATTTACAAAAAAAGCAAATGGTGGCTGGAGCTGGTGGTGGACCACCGAAACCAAAGCCCCCGCAGTTAACTCCTCCTAAATTAGGTCAGTATAACCACTTGTCTTCTTATTCTAACGCAGAATGCCTAGACGTACTTTGCGAGGGCCCGATAGAGGGTATTTGTAATAAATTAGGGATAGTTGTTGAGGGGGGCGATATTTTACAAGGGGTTTATTTAAATGGGGTCGCTGTACAGGAGACAAGAACACTTACTTAAAAAAATAAATGGAAAAAAACACAAAAATAAAACAACTCAAGCCTGTTCGTAAAAATCTTATTGGCTTATGTTTGAGAGAAGCTATAATGAAAATACTTCATACCAATATGAAGCTTAATGATTTATCTTCTGAAAAATAAATTCAAAGAATGAAACAAAACAAAATAATATTTTCTCAATATATAGAAGAAGAAAAATATATTAATTCTACGCAAAGAATTCTTGATGACATAAGAGATTTTAAAAGCGAATCGTTGGACGTCGAGCTTGGTAAGAATATTTATGGAAACTCTTCTTTTGAAAATACATCTGTACCAATAAAGGATTTTTCTGATTACAGAGGTATATATAATATTAATTTGTGTCTGGGAGTCAAGCATAAGGATGATGTTTTTTGTTACTTGTCTAATTTGTATAGAGGATCCAAAGAGCTTTTGAATTCTATAAGCGAGACGAATGAAAACAAAATAGAATCTAAAGTAGCTAAAAAAATAGCTGTCAAAAACCTTGGCTTAAAAACCTTTCCTGTTGAAAACATTACACTGAATTCTCTAAAGGATTATATCTGCGAAAAGTTCGGTTATAATTCTGACGAAAAAATATCTAGAGGTTGGATTTTGGATGGCCTTAATTACTTTTCCCCTTACATGTCTATTTATATAAATGAGGAAATACAAGGCTACTCAAAAGAAGAACATGGAAATATTTTTAAAGAGCAAAATGAGTTGAGTTTTAAGCTGAAATCAAAAGGAGATAAGATTGGTTCTGTTTTTAGAAAAAATTCATTATCTCTTCTTTATCCATCTTTAGATAAAAATGGATTTTGGGCAGGTAAGGTTAAGGGCTTTTATTTTATGAGGCTTCCTGTGATTTCAAATATGAAACATAAGACAACGAAAGATGGAAAGACGGTGTTGTTTAATGAAATGATTGTAGACCATTATTTAATAGATTTCTTTAAATATGGTGTAGAAATAGTGATGATAAGGGATGAGAGTGTTTTATGAATTGCGAACAAATAGATTTTAATGAAAACGCTACGGCCAAATATAATTGGTCTAATGCGGATGTGCGCTTTTCTAAAGGGTATGAGAGCAGCTTAGGGGTAAGTTTTGGACAAATAGTTCCTGTTGATTACGTATATAATTATAGACTTTTTGGGCCTTTTTCCACATCGGGTCAGGTACAAAAAATAAAGCCAAGTGGGGGCGGCTTCCTCCTTAAATCGGGGGGGGAGTGCTCGTATCCGAGTGTTAACTTTGCAAAATCTAGGTTTCCAAATCCTGGCGAAGAAGGAAGTAACGACTATAGGGATAGAACAGAAAAATCATACTCAGACTGGGATAAAAATTATCAAGACTATGATGAAAAGGCTATCCCATTAACGCATGTAATTTATAATCCAAATGTAACAAAAGTTAATCTTACTATAAAAATAGATAGATTGGCGGACATGGTAGAAAAGTCTATTGGTGATGTTGAAGACCCTGAACTTGAAGCTGGAGCTAGAATACCTGCAGTTTTAAACATAAGAGTAGAAACTGGAGCCATTGATGTAAATGGTATTGAGACAGTAACATATGCAACAAATTTCCAAATATCGGCCCTTGTTGAAAACGGTGTATCAATTGACCTTGGCAACCCTAGGGCTGATGATGGACAAGAAATTTTGGGGTGTGATATTAAGGAGGTTTTAGGAGGAATTGGAACTGGAAGAGGGGGTTTGTATGAGTATTTCGAGCTAGAATCGCCTTTTATTAGAGATCGCGGTATACCTGATGAAAGGTATAACACTAGCTCTATGTACACCTCAACCTTAAACAGGTTTATTAGGGTAACAAAATTTTCACACGAATCAAACTCTACTTTAGTTGATAAGGAGGTTTCTGTTGAAAAAATATCAGAAGTTCAAGAGTTTGTTCTAAACTACCCTTATTCAGCAACGGTAGCGACTGTAGTTGATGCTAGGGTGTTTTCCAGTATACCAATAAGGACTTTTGATTGCAAATTAAAGCAGGTTAGAATACCATCTAACTATAGCCCGACACTGCCAAACGGTTATGATAAAAGACGTTATAAAAAAGCTTGCCAATTAGGCCAAATAGATACAAACATATACGAAGGAGATTGGAATGGGAATTTTAATTGGGGATGGACAGATAATCCAGCTTGGATTTTATATGATATGTTGACCGATTTTAGATATGGTTTGGGAAATCATATAGAAGCGGAAACGATAAATAAATGGGATCTTTATAACATAGCAAGGTATTGCGACGCTGTTGATGATAATGGAAACTTTGTTGGGGTTCAAAACAACGACGGCGGTTTGGAACCAAGATTTTCATGTAATATTATGTTTTCTGCAGAAACTAAAATATACGACGCTTTAAATACAATAACAGCAATATTTAGGGGGTCCATTTATTATTCAAAGGATTCTGTTGAATTTACAGACGACAGACCAAAGGATGCTGTTGCTTTGTTTAATAATCAAAATGTAAGGAACGGAGCCTTTAGTTATTCTACCTATAAAAGAGAAGAGCAATTTAATACTATAGAAGTTATATATATAGACCAAAACGAGGATTTTAAAACAAAAACCGAACTTGTTGAAGATTCCCAAGATATAAGAAAAAGAGGCGTTTTTAAAAAAACACTTGATGTTATTGGGGTGACTTCAAAAGCCCAAGCCAGAAGGGCTGCTTGGCATGTTATTTATCAAACCACAAAAGAAAATCAGATTGTTTCTTTTGAATGTGGGAATGAAATTCTACTTTGTAGACCTGGAGACTTCATTCATATAGAAGACGAACTAAAAACTGGATCCATAAACTATGGAAGGGTTATGGAAATTGATCAAGACAATTATTGGATTAAAATAAACAACCCATTTTCATCAGATTATGAAAAGAAAATAAAAGTATATATACCTGTAGAAGAAAGCTCTTTTAATTCAGGTTATCTAGGCAGTTCTTCTCAAATAAAAGAGTTAGAAATTGAATCTTATGTAAACGATGATTTCGGTTGTACTTTATTCATAAAAGAGAACTCAATTAATTCTAATTTAATAGAGTTTATTCCCAAGGGCTCTGCTTACAGATCAAGATTAATAAATAGAAGTTCAGATGTTTATAAAATATTATCAATATCAGATTCTGAAGACGCATATGAAGTAACAGCCCATAAGTATTTAGAAACCAAATATGACGAGATAGAGGCGCTAGAAGCGGGTCAAGAGGTTCCTTATACTGAAATTGTTGCGGGTGATGAACTTAAGCCTTTTTATACTTCGGACCTACCAAATTATGTTTTCTCCTGGACTAGTGACCTTACAAGCTACCCAAATTACCGACTTTCAACGTCTACGTACGGGGCAAATCAAAACGGCAAATATAGTTGGAATACATCTTATGTAAGAGAGAGTGAATTCTTTGGCGATGTCACTGTAACCTTGTTGTCAAAATGGGATTTTACTTTATCCTATAGAGAAACGCCTGATTGCGTTATAAATCCAGTGCCAGTCAAACTTATAGATTCGGCTGGAAACCAGAGATATAAAGATGGAAAAACAACGTATAGTAATGGTATTAATTATGATAAAACATGGTGGATAGAGGGTGTTTGTACTTACTCTGCTAACCCTCAATATGAAAAAACCTCTCGTAAAATGGCCTGGATTTTATCTGACAATCAGTTTGGATATGGATTTGATGAAAATAACCCTATGGGAAATCCTGAGGTTATACTAGATAATGAATCAACATCGTGTGATGAAGGAGGAGGATTTGAGGCTTCGCCACCAGCAGATGAAGGAATTGGTATCGGTTTTGGCTCGCAAGAGGTCTTTCCAGGGAGTTATTTATTGCCTTCTAATCAGAACCCAACAGATTTTGTTGATGACAACGGCGATTCATTCGTACTAGAAACAAAATATGCCGAACCTCCTTATTTAATAATTAATCCAGCACGATACGTTGGGGAATATTACAACCTAGTTAATACGATCCCTGGAGCCCCAGATGTATGGTGCGATACAACCGCTTCATGGTGGGGCTGGTATTACAAGGAAAATATATAATACTCATGGCACAAAGCAGAATAAATAAATCGGATCTTTGGTATGACAGATCTAATAATATTGAAGCTGAAACTTCAAATGATAGTATATTTAATATATACCCTCCAACATATGGATCAAAAGCATCTTTTAGTTCTAATGTAATAAAAATGGATTATGAAGATAGTTTGTTTTCATATAAACCGCGTGGAATAAATAGCATGGTAGCTAATTTCGTTCTTGTTTATAAATATAACAAAGAAACAATACAAAAAATAATTAAATTTTTAGAGGATACCAAGGGTGTTGTCAGCTTTTATATAGATGCTGAATATACATCTTCAAATGAAGATAAAATTTATAATAGTTTGAGCGGATATTGTGATGGTTATTCTGTGATACACAGAACAAACAATGACTACCAGTTGACAATAAAATTTTCTATAGAAGAAGAAGCAAACCTTTTTAATTGGAGAAGTTTGAATTTTTTAAATTATCAAGCGCAAGATTGGCAAACAAATAAAGAATACAAAAAAAATGATGTTGTCTATTTTGCTGGTAATAACAAAAAGATAACAAATTATTATTATTGCACAAGCGATCATATTTCTGAGGGTTCAAAAGATCCTAAATCTTGGTACTCAAATTGGGATCAGGATTTCCATTGGTGTCCAGACTCTCTTTGGCAAAATGAAGTAGAGTTTAAAATAGAAAAATTGGGCAGATTTTATTCTACTAGAATGCAAAAAGGGAAAAATTCTGCCGTTTTCCCAATAACTTACGAATTTTCATCAATAGACACAAAGCAACTTAAGTCAATGTTGCATTTTTTAGAGTCTCACGGGGGTTACATGAGGTTCCCTCATAATGTTCCATCTCTATATAACTTGCCGAAAGTACTTATAGCTACAGAATGGAGTCACAAATGGAATGGGAAAAATTCTCATAATTTGTCGGTGTCAATGATCGAAGATCCATTGGGGGTATTACCAAATAAAAATTATTAAAAAATGAGTAGGTTAACATTAAAGAGCAACAATACATTAGTATTAATAACTCCGTCTCCAGCATTCAAACCAGGGACTGAAACTGGTTATGTCTTTGGCGGCGTACAAGCTGCGTCTTTTGGTTTTTCAATGAGTAGGGAAAAGGGTAAACAGGTTGGCTCTTCTTTTTATCAAATAGACGACATAAATAGGCACCCAGATGTTGATTTAAACATAGATTATCTGTTTTCTCCACATATGGAAAATGAATACCTAATGGGTTTTAATTTTTTAGAGGAGGGGGGTTATGAGCCAATAGGCCTTCTTGACGGAATAAAAGATAAAAGTTACAACTTTTACTTTTATAATCACCCAGACCAAGGAGAGGACGGAATTGAATATTTCAAGTCCAGCGATCTTTCAACACCAAATAGCGGGGAAATTATTGCTTTTGGAAACGCTTATTTAACTGAATATGGATTTTCTTTAAGCAACGGGTCCGTGCCAACCGTAAAGACAAAATATAAATGCTCAAACACGGAAGCTTCTATATATAGCGGAATGATAAATTCTCCAGCTATAAATCTTAATGAAGGTAATAATATAGGCGCTGGAAAACTAAATTTGGAAGAAACATTTATAAGCGGCAGTAGGCTTCTTAGAGAAATAGACAGAACAAATCCTAATCTACACAGTCCTGTATGTGGTTTGGATTTATATTTGGAGGATATTCAAGTAGGAGGTCAAAGTATAGTTAATGAAAAACATATACTTCAAAACTTTTCTGTTACAATTCCAATAAATAGAGTAGATTTATATGGAATGGGGTCTAATTATCCGTATGATAGAAAATTAAAATATCCAATTAATGGTAATATATCAATTTCATCTAGAGTTAGCAAATATGAGGGTGGTTTTATTTCTGGTTTGTTAGCATCAGAAAAAGATTATAGTTTTAGTTTAAGAGCGTTAGATTCAAACGGTTCTTCTTATGCTATCAAATATTTTTTCGATGGTGTAAAGCTGGAGTCTATGAATCATCAAATGGAAGTAAATGACGAAATAGCTTATTCAGCGTCTTTTAGTTTTAACTGTTATGATATAAATGAATTGGGTAGAAAAAAAGCAAGTTTTGCAAACCCATTAGACGAACATAGAAATGGAGGTTTAAACGCGCTTTTATATAACTTTGGTCCTACTGAGGTTTTTGATGAAAATAAAATATTAATAAGGACTACAAGTGAAGACATACCAAACAATTGGAGTTTTGATGATCAAAATGCATATAGTTTAATTATTGGGAGTGATGTTAAAAATATAGGAAATGATGCTTTTAATAATTGTTATAATTTAGGTGGGTTTTTAAACCTTTCTGATGAGTTAGAAAGTATAGGAAATGATGCCTTCAAAAATTGTTATAATCTCACTGGCAGACTTTATCTTGGTAGGGGTGTTACGGGGATCAAAAAAGGCGCTTTTTATAACTGTTCTGGATTTAATGATTTGAGTTTGGGTGATGGTATAAAAACAATACCTTCTGGAGCTTTTTATAACTGCAATCAATTCAAGGGAGATCTAATAATAAAAGACGATGTCACTAATGTTGGTAAAGAGGCTTTTTATGGATGTACTGGATTTGATTCTAAAATAACAATAAGCGATAATACATCCATAGGACCCGATGCATTTTTACTGTGTAATTTTAATGAGCTAGCAATAAGCGAATCTGTAAAAAACATTCAGGATTCATCATTTGATTATTGGAGTGAAAGCGAAGTTAAATTAACTATGCCAAGTAGTTTGGAAACAATAGGAAACTATTCTTTTGATAATTATAATTTTACTGGCGACTTAAAAATACCAAGGTACGCAGATTATGTTGGAGATGGTGCATTCTTAAACTGTTCTGGGTTTAATGGGTTGATAAAATTAGGTTCGAACCTTACAGGAATAGGTGACGGTTCTTTTTCAAACTGTAAAAATCTTAATGGTGGCTTGGTTTTTCCTCTTACATTAAAAAATATAGGAAACTCTGGTTTTTATAATTGTCATAATTTAGAAGGAGAAATTCTACTTTCAACAGCTACCACAGGTATAGGTTCTGAAGCTTTCTATAACTGCTCTGGTCTTATAGGAGACTTAAAGATTCACGATAGTATAAAACGGTTGGGCGATAAGTCTTTTGCAAACTGTTCTGGATTAACTGGGACTTTAACAATAAGCAGTAACCAAAATACAGAAGTTGGCAGTGACACTTTTTCTGGTTGTAACTTCAACAACATCAGAATCAGCAATAATGTTATATTAATAGAAGACCAAGACTTCGACAGCTTATCAAAATTAAACGCTTCTTTAGAAATTGGGAAAAACGTTACTGGTATAAACAGCGGTTCATTTGATGGTTTCGATTTCAAAGGTTATCTATATATACCCTTGAAAAATAAAAATATAGGAGATTATGCTTTTTCTGGTTGCGACGGTTTTAGTGGGGATTTAAATATAGGTGTTAATACCGATTATGTTGGTAATGGTTCTTTTTATGGCTGTTCTGGATTTGATGGGCGTTTGATTTTAAATGAAAAAATTAATATTATAAATGAATATTCTTTTTATGAATGTAATAAATTGACTGGAAATTTAATTATACCTAATAATGTTACAAGGATTAAAGATTATGCTTTTTATAATTGTGAGAGTCTTAACGGTATATTAGATATAGACAATTCTAATAGACCTTTAATAATAGATCAAATAGGCAGTAACTCTTTTGCTAAATCAGATAGTTTAACTGGATCATTAATTTTCCCGAATACGCTAATTTCTATAGGCGACGCTGCGTTTTCTGGTTGTTCTGGATTTAACGGAAATCTTGAAATACCAGAATCCGTTACTGGAATAGGTGACGCTGCATTTTATGATTGTGAAAGTCTAAACAAAAGTCTAATAATTGGAACTGGTCATAATGTAGGTTCTCAAGTTTTTTCTGGTTGTTCTTTTACTAATTTAACAATCAATGGGTTTGTAGAAAATATAAACTCTTCAGATTTTTCATATTATGATAGCTTTGTAAATTCAAGCTCTTTAGATATTAGAAACGGGCCAATAACAATAGAGGATTATGCTTTTAGTGGTTACGGTTTTACTGGAGACTTTAGGATACCAGAAAGCATTAATAGTGTTGGAATTTCATCTTTTGAAGATTCATTATTTAATGGGAATTTAGTTATTGGCTCTGGTTTAAAATTTATATATGAAAAGGCGTTTAAAAATGTTCCATTTGGAGGAGAATTTAAAATTGAAAATGTAGAAACGGAACCTGTTCTTATTGGCGGCATAAATGTAAGTCGTCCAAATTCTTCTGATTTGGAAGATATTGGAGCTGAGGCTTTTTATAATTGTACTGGTTTTACTGGAGGCTTGACATTGCCTTGGGCTTGTAAAGATGTACGCTCTGGGGCGTTTTATAACTGCACTGGTTTTAATAAAGATTTAAGCATGAACGGTGTTCAAAGAACGGGCCCTATTGCGTTCAAAAACTGTGGTTTTACTGGTGACTTGACATTTTCTCCTTTTTTCACGGGAATAGAGGAGGAGGCTTTTAAAAATTGTAGCGGCTTTAATGGGAATCTTACTTTAAAAGGTTTGAGTTATTGGTTCCCGCGCACAATAGGAAAATCAGCATTTCATAATTGTAGTAATTTTAATGGGAAGCTTGAGCTTTATCAGGATGGTCCAGTTAACAGTGTATCTATTGGGGATTATGCATTTGCAAACTGTTCTGGTTTTGATACATTATGCATAAGCAACAATATTCAACCTGGAGTTAATTCTTTTTCTGGATGTAACTTCAAAGAGCTTTGTGTTTATCAGGGCTATAATAGTCCGTTAGTTAAGGCAGATTATGAGTGGTATAAAAACGAACCTTATAATTTTGACGACCAAAGCATTTTGACTTTTGATGAAAGCGTAACTATTATTGGAACTGAAACTTTCTCTGGTTATAACTTTACTGGGGATTTAGACTTAAGCAGCAACTTCCTAACAGAAATAGGGGATGCAGCGTTTTATGATTGTACTGGATTTAATGGTTTTCTAAACATATCCGCAAGTATTAATACAGTAGGAGATTTTGCTTTCGCAAATTGTACTGGACTTAAAGGAAGTTTAACAGTAGGCAACAATACAGTAATCTCAGATACAGCATTTAGCGGGGTTTCTTTTGACAGTTTGTTTATACAAAACGGAACCACTATAATAAACGATGGTGACTTTGATTTCTATAGCGGTTTTGAGACTCCTATTATATTAAACATCGATTTAGAAGAAATTGGAGACTATTCATTCAACGACTATAAAGTTAGTGGTAACCTTTTACTACCAGAATCTTTACAAAAAATAAATAGCTACGCTTTTTATAATTGTGCTGGCTTAACTGGTTCATTAGAGATCCCAGAATTTACAAAATTAGGGCCTTATGCTTTTGAAAATTGCGGATTTAATAGTATATCTATTCCGTTTAACACTCTTAATGTAACAGACGATATTTTAACAATAGAACAGGGAGATTATGATTATATATCAGGTTCTACTCAATTTTTGAATTTAAACTCTAGTATTACTGGTATAGGCAGCCAGGCTTTTAAAGATTATTCACTTGTTTCAGCACCTAGCTTTAATCCAGAGATTGTTGCTATTGGCCAATCTGCCTTTCAAGGATGTAGTTCAATGTTAGGAAGAATTTCGTTTGACTGTAATAACGTGACTATAGAAGAATATGCATTTAGCGGCTGTACTCAATTAGATTCTTTAAAAATAGGAACAGGTTGTTCTATATCTCAAACAGCATTTACTGGTTGCAACTCTTTAAAAACCTTAGTGGTTCCAGGGTGTATTAATCAATTAAATTCTGGTGATTATAGTTTTTATAGCGGTTTAAATTTAGACGTTGGTGGTTCTTTGATTATTGAAGATGATGTCACTGGAATTGGTTATGCATCTTTCAAAGATTTTAGATTTACGGGATCTTTAAACTTTCCATCAAACATAACAAGCGTAGGGGCTAGTGCTTTCGAAAATTGTGAATTTACTTCTCAATCTATTTATCCAGATTCGCTAATAAATATAGGAGATTATGCATTTAAAAATACAAAATTTAAAGATTTGAATTATGTAAAATTATTAAAAAATATAGGTATAGGGTCTTATGAAAATTATGGGTCTCCTTTTCCTGGCTCAACGCAATTGACTGATCTAGTGAATATCGAAACCATCGGGTCTTCGGCTTTTAAAAACTCCTACATATCTGGTGATCTTGCTATAGGTCCCTATTGTACCTCTATAGGTGACCAGGCTTTTGCAGGTTGTAGTAGTTTAGATGGAACCCTGACAATTGGAACGGGTTTAGCTTTGAATGAGCAAAAATTTCAAAATACTAATTTTTCTGCTTTGAAGGTAGGATCTTGGGTGACAGAAACAAAACAACAAGATTATGCATTCTTTAGGAATTTTTCTGATACTGCTAGTTTAACATTCGAATATGGAAGCGGTCTGCTTAACAAGATAGGAGATAATAGCTTCCAGGGATTTAAGATCAACTCTTTAATCTTACCAAAAAATTTGAACGAAATAGGAAGCAAGGCTTTTTATAATTGCACAGAACTTGAAAACCTGTTGTTTGAAGAAAGAGATATTGGCAATCCACTATATATATCAAGCCTAACAACGATAGGCGATAGCGCGTTTGAAAATTGCAAGTTAAAAACTGACGATAATATATTTGCTCCAAAAATCTTTGAACTACCCCCTAATCTTGTGAGTATAGGGAACAGAGCCTTTGCTGACTGTAATCTTTTAAGTGGGGCTCTTGTTTTTCCAGATAATTTACAATCTATTGGAGACGAGTCTTTCATAAACTGTTCGTTTACTGGGCAGTTGTCGTTACCAAACACATTTTATAATTTAGGAAATTCCTGCTTCAAGAATTGCGATGGGTTTAGTGATTATTTAGTTATTCCAAACAATATATCCTCTATAGGTTCAGAGTGTTTTGCTGGTTGCACTGGCATTGGAGATGTTTATATATCATTAGATGCCTCGAACTTAGGCTTAAACTCTTTCAATGGACCAACTGGAGATTTATATGTAGAAAATAATGTAACTGGTTCCTATGGAGGAACTGGAATACAATACGATAATATGACTGTCAAGCTATGGTCTAATTATCCAACTTACCCAATTGTATAATATTATGAAAAAAATAAAACCATCTTCAAGAAAGATTAAAGATTTAATGGGACAGGAATGCTGGAATGTTTCCTATATAGATGAAAAAGGCAAGGTTTACGAGTGCCAACATCCGAATCTAAATATAGCGATTAGGAGTTGGTATAATATGTATGCAATAACTCTAGGTATAAAAACTCAAGGCGGATGATGTAATAAAAATTAAAGCAGTTTGCTTTATTTTTCAAAATCGATTTTTACGTTTTTACTCTCATAGCCTTTAGATTTTATTTCATTAAAGTGCTTGGCCCCTTCTCTTTTCTTTGAATAATCTTTATAGTATTTTTTTTGAATTGGGTCTATCCCTCCATTTTTTTCAGCTCTTTCTTGGCTTAATTCCTTGCTATAATCCATGACATCACCAAAAGTCCCTTTTTTCGAGTTGGTTTTATCATGGAACTGTCTTTCGTTATATGGGTCTATAGAGGAATCGATGGACATATTTGGGGTGGTAAATACCCTCTTCCATTCAAGCCCGTCAGAATCGAAGTATACGTGATCCTCAATCATTGTTTGAAGAACCTCTGTGTAAACTTCTTCATCTGGGTGTTTATAAATATACATCGGCATAATAGATTATAAACAAACGGGGCTAGTATTCAACTAACCCCGTTTGATTTTTTGTAACGAACAACAGCAAGACTATTCGATCTTAACTGCAAAAGATTCTCTAACTTGTTTTTTTGGCATTGTAATAATTAGTAAGCCGTTTGTCATCTTCGATTTGATGTCGGACGGACAAACTAAATCATTTAGTGCTATTGAAAAACTTTTAGATTTCTCACCTTTTTTAGCGCTTACCCTTAAAACTTCCTGATTAGCTGTAACTTCAACGTCTTTTTTAGAAAATCCAGCTAACTCAATTTCAGCTGTATATACGTCATCGCTACTTTTAATCCATTTGTAGTCTTTTTGGTCAACCCTGCTATCTTGTTTGAATAACTCTTCGAATAATGTAGTCATAATATTTATTATTGCATTTTGTGTGCCAGCTTTAAAAGCTAGCAAATATGGGAAATGATAGAATCCACGGTTTTAGAATAGGACATTTTGTCCGCCAATTTTTGACCCTCAGTGTTAATTTGTCCTACTTTTCCTTCCGCTTTTTCCATCGCCGAAATAGCTTCGTCTTCTTCAAAATCAAAAAAGAAACCTTGATTAAAGTTTGAACCCTTAGCAAAAAACTTATTGTCATAACAATCTATTTTAGAGCTAGGCTCTACTAATATAGAGTTTTTATCAGATGCCCAATCTTTATGAGAGGTTTCGTTTAAAACTACACTCCATTTACCAAGACAGGTGGAGTTAAAAGAGGGAAGGTTCCAACCTTCTCCTCCTGATAGGCCAGTCAAATCTATGTCTATTGAGTTTAACAACTCGTTAACCTCGCTATTTTTACCCAAGAAGGGTAATATATTAACGTTAGTGTAGTTTTTGCCTTCGAGAGCTTCGTTTAAAATATGAGCCATTTCATCTTGCTTAAAAAACGGGTTCGAAACACAACATGTAAGCTGATACTTATTGTTGTTGCCATATTTTTTAATCCAAGCCTTGATTATTTTTCTTGTGTGTTTTCTTTTTTCAAATTTACCCATTAATCCGAAGTGAGTTACTCCAGTTAAGTATGTTTTGTTAGTTTCTTTGAAGTCTTTATCAAAACCAAGCGGTACAGAAGGTGAATTGAATTTATTAGCTGCGTAAGAAGACGAAAATATAGTTTTCGTTTGCGCGTTACAAAGCTTAACTTCTATATCTGTTGGTTCGCTGCATTCATAAAAGGTATATAGGTATTGATTTTTGTTTTTTCTGTCTTCGGAACCGTTTAAATGCCATATTTTTAAAGACGGGATGTCTTCATGCAAAAAATCATACCTCTTGTCTATTGATTCTTGCAATTTAGCGAGAAAGTCGCTTTCTATATTGTAAGCAGATAAATCTACATTACCAATTGGCCAAAAACCAACATCATGCCCTTTGTCTATAAGCTCTCGGACAACGTTATAACCAACGTTGCCGAGGCTTAAAGAATTTAGAGGTGCCTCTAATAGTATTTTCATTAAAACGGAATATCTTCATCTACAGGGGCGGAAACCTTTTCTGTTTCTTTGGATGGTTCTGAAGATTCTTTGTTTCCATCTGAGCCTCCAGTGTTTAGGAATTGAAAGCTTTGACCAGAAATAAAGTCTTTCTGATATTCCTTTCCTTCTTTTTCCCATGTATTGCGCCTAAGCTCTCCTTGTACAATGATCGACCTGCCTTTTTTTAGGTACTCTTGAGCAATTTCTGCTTGTCTATTCCAGAACTCAACGTCAATGAATAGTTTTTCTTTGTCTTGAACTCGGTTTCCAGAAATGCAAAGTCTCATTTTGCAAACCTTCTTATCTCCTACTTCTCTAGTCTCTGGATCTTTAACTAGATGTCCTGCTGCTGTTATTGTATTAAACATAATTTTTATCGAATTTATTTTTTACTTTGTTTATGAACCTGTTGTATATATTTATGCAACCTTGTATGCTCATGTTTAGTTCTTTTGAGACCTCTCTCCAAGGTCTTAATCTATTATTATCTGTATTGAATCGGATGTCAATGATTTTTTTTACCCTTAAGTCTGTTTCTTCTTCAAGAACACTATTAAATATATCAAAAGCCTCTATTTTACATAAGATTTCGTGACTAGTTTCGTCTCCCGAAGCTGTGCTATATAAAGTATCTATACTTACCATCCTCTTGTTCCTTATGGCGTTAATTTCATTCAAGCACTTCCACTTTGTTTGATTAGCTAGGTATGTGGAAAATTTACTGTTTTTGTTTGGGTCGTAATCAAGGGCACTCTTATATATCATATAATCTTTCTCACTTAATATAGTTTCCCTGTCTACGTTGTAATCTTTATTTTTAGTAAATTTGTCCACTATATAAATATAAATACCAGAATGCCTATTTATTAATTCGTCCAAGCAATTCTTATCTTGTGTTGATTGTATTTTTTTTATAAGGGACAGGTCGCTTTCCATAATTCAAAGATTTCGTTATTGATTGTTGAGTTTAAAATTTCGTTAGCTGTTAGTTCTAACATCTTATCGTCTTCAGTATGCAACACATCAAAACTATTGTCAACAATTAAAGACAATTTTTCGTTGTTATATTTTTCATAAGCATTAGCTGGTTCATTATTTTCTCTTTTAATCATTATGGATAAGCCTTTTTTTCTCTTAACCCAATCTATCTCGTTAATAAATCTCACATCAGTAATAATGTTTACATGACTATCATGTAGTTTATCTTCAACTTTTTCAACCCAAATATTGTGATTTATTTTTCTCATTACGTCAGTGCCCCAAAAAACAAGGAATGGCCTGATCAATTTTTTCTCTTCCTCATCTTCTGTGAAAGCAGATATTTTTAATTGTTCTATCAAAAATTCATCTACAGATTTTTTTAACTCATTTGCAAAAGAATAAATTTCTGATTTTATTCCGTTGTCATTTAAAATCTTTTTGATGTTCTTCCCAAGAGTATCTTTTCCAGATCTGGCATTTCCACAAATCCCTATTATTTTGTAATCTAGTTCCATTCCCATAATGATAAGTTATATTCCGAAGAAGTCAAGAAAATATTATTAACTTGTAAAAAAACACTTCGAGATTTAAAAAACATACTTCATCGTTAAGTATATACTATACGGTTAAGTATACTTCTTCGAATACATATACTTAACGATAAGTGTTTTTTAAAATCGAGAAGTTAATTGGTAGAGTATCGTATATGATTAAATCGCTGAAGTAAACTTCTTCGAATTCTCTCTCCTTCCCGTCTTATTATATAAATCATTCTATTTTTTTTCCACAAAAAGATTATTATTTTTTTCCACATAAATAATTAACTTAATTTTCTGTTGACTGGGATTTAAAAAAGATATAAGGTGTAATTTGTTACAGCGATAACTTTGTGGCATAGTCGCGGCCAAAATCAAATTAACAACAAACAAAAAACAATAAAAATGAGTATATTCGACGAACAAACATCAAGGAAGCCCAATCTATACCCATGGACTGAAATGTTTATACAATCTATGCATAATGGTTTTTGGACCGATAAGGAATTTGATTTTAAGTCTGATATACACAACTTTAAAACATCACTAAACGACCAAGAAAGGGAGATTGTAGTTAGAACATTAAGTGCTATTGGGCAAATTGAAGTGGCCGTTAAGACATTTTGGGCCAAACTTGGAGACAACCTACCCCACCCATCACTACAAGATCTTGGTTATGTGATGGCAAACACTGAAGTTATTCACAATAATGCATATGAAAGGTTAATATCTATTCTAGATATGGAAGATATTTTTGAAGAAAATCTCAAATTAGACTTCATACAGGGTCGGGTTAAATATCTTAAGAAATACACCCATCGCTTTTACAAAGACAGCAAGAAACAATATCTCTACGCCCTTATTTTGTTTACCTTGTTTGTAGAGAATGTTTCTTTGTTTAGCCAGTTTTATGTTATAAATTGGTTCGCTAGATTTAAGAATGTCCTTAAAGATACAGACCAGCAGGTAAAGTATACTCGTAACGAAGAAGATATTCATGCTAAAGTTGGAGCTCGTATTATCAATACAATCAGGGCCGAATACCCAGATCTTTTTGATCAAGAATTAAGAGATCGGATTATGCAAGAAGCAGAGCAAGCGTATATGGCTGAAGCTAAAATCATTGATTGGATGGTTAATGGGATTAACGAAGAAGGCCTTTCTGCTGATATTTTAAAAGAGTTTGTTAAAAACAGAATCAACGAGTCTCTTGATATGATTGGTTTTGATAGTGTTTTTAATGTTGACAAAAAGCTGATATCTTCTACAATGTGGTTTGACGAGGAGCTCTTGGGAGACAACATGACGGACTTTTTTCACGGGAGGCCTGTTGAGTATTCTAAAAAAGATAAATCGTTCTCTGAAGACGAGCTCTTTTAAAACAAAAAACAAAATGGATCAAAAAATATACTGGCTAAATCGAAACTCTCGTCAATACTTAAGTAGGGGTTATTTAACAGAAGGCGAAACTGCGGAATCAAGAATAGAAGACATAGCCAAAAACGCCGAAAAAACATTAGGTATTAAAGGCTTTGCTAAAAAATTCACTGGATATATGCACAGTGGGTTTTATTCTTTGAGTTCGCCAGTATGGAGTAACTTCGGGCGCAAAAGAGGGTTGCCCATTTCTTGCTTTGGTTCTTATATTGAAGACACTTTGGAATCTATTACTGGCGATAAACTAGCAGAGGTTTCAATGATGACAAAACATGGAGGAGGAACATCTGGTTTCTTTGGTTCTCTTAGGGGTCGCGGTTCTAAAATTGGAGATCAAGAAGGAACTAGCACTGGCTCAGTTCATTTTATGGAGCTTTATGAAAAGTTGATGGAGGTCGTATCGCAGGGTAACGTAAGAAGGGGAAGCTTTGCTGCCTATCTCCCTATCGATCACACGGACATAGAGGAGTTTCTTAAGATTCGTGGAGAAGGGCATGAGATACAAAAAATGAGCATTGGTGTCTGTGTTCCAGATAATTTCATGGAAGCGATGATAGATGGGGATAAAGAAAACAGAAGAATCTGGGGTCTTGTATTAAAAAAGAAATTTGAAAGCGGGTATCCATATATATTTTATTCTGACAATGCCAACAATCAAGCACCTCAAGTCTACAAAGATAAGGGCAAAAAAATCAATGCTTCAAATTTATGCAGTGAAATAATGCTTTCTTCAGAGGAGGACGAAAGTTTTGTTTGTTGTTTGTCGAGTTTAAACCTAGAAAGGTGGGATGAAATAGTTGAGACAGACGCTATTGAGACAATGGTTTATTTTCTTGATGCCGTCATGACTGAATTTATTGATAAGACAGACGGAGTAAGATATATGGATGCCCCAAGAAACTTTGCAATAAGACAAAGGGCATTAGGAATGGGGGCTTTAGGTTGGCACTCATACCTCCAATCTAAAATGGTTCCGTTTGAATCTATGGATTCTAAAATGCTAAACGCCTCTATATGGCATACAATCAGAGAGAGGGCAGATAAAGCCACAGAAGAAATGGCTATAAAATTTGGAGAGCCAGAATTACTTAAAGGATATGGGCGCAGAAATGTTACAACCCTGGCTATTGCCCCAACTACTTCTAGTTCTTTTATACTTGGCCAAGTATCTCCCAGCATAGAGCCCTTGAAATCCAATTATTTTGTTAAGGACTTAGCCAAGGGAAAATTCACATATAAAAACCCATACCTACGCAAACTCCTTTCTAGTCACAAAAAAAACAAAAAAGAAGTATGGAGGTCTATTCTTGTTCATGGAGGTTCAGTCCAACATCTTGACTTTCTAGACCAAAACGAGAAGGATGTATTTAAAACATTTGGTGAAATTTCCCAGAAAGAGGTAATCATACAGGCAGCTCAACGTCAGAAACATATAGACCAAGGACAATCCCTTAATATTGTTGTCCCTCCTGGTGTAAAACCTAAAGAGGTTAATCAACTTATGATTTTTGCTTGGGAACAAGGAATTAAATCTTTATACTATCAAAGAGGTGCAAACCCAGCCCAAGAGCTTTCTAGATCAATAAACCAATGCTCTTCTTGCGAAGGTTAAGGTTTCATTATTTTAAAATTTTAGTGTAATGAATTAATATGGAACTAGATTTCTCCGAACAAATTAAAGATTTAGTAAAGAACTCTAAAAGGAATTCTTGTGTATCTTTTTCGGAATGTATTTCTTCTGTTTTAGAGGCAAAAACTAAAGAACACAACGAAGAAAACGAGAGTAAAATTACCTCGGACCAACTTAAAAAAGTTTATCGTCGTGGCTCTGCGGTTTATTCCCACGCTCATCTAATCAATAAGACAAGAGGACAGCTTGCATTAGCCAGGGTAAATAACTTTTTAAAGCTAGTTAAAGGCAGAGAGGTTAGCGAGTCTTATAGACTCGCAGATAAAGATATAGTTGATGGTGAAGAAACCTATTATGTAGAAAGCGCGGCCAAAGCTTTTGTCGCTTTCACTGATCTAGAGTTAGATCTGGCTTGTATAGAGCTTATTAAAGCTGGCATAGAAAAATGGGACCAAAACTTTGATTGTTTTGATTTAGAATATACCGAAGAAGAAAATAAAACGATAGGTAAACCTTTTAAAATGTTGTTGGGATCTTCTGAACAGTTTGGAGTTTTTGTTAAAAATCCAGAAAATGGTAAAACCTTACTGGTAAATTTTGAATCTGGGCCATCTATGGTTGAGGAAAGTACCGCTGACATCACATCTCCTGATTATTGGAGAGCTAAGTTCTGGACCAAAAAACCAATTAGCGAATCAATTTCATCAGACGCAGTAGAGTGGGACGACAATGAAGTTGTTACTCAATGGTATTGGGACGAAAGCTCATTTACTGAATACGATGAGATCTTCAAAATTGATCCAGATGTTTCTAAATTAATACACCCTGACGAAAAAGTTGAATAATTCTACGTGTTATATATAATATAACATGTCAACAGTAATACTTAGTTCTTACTTTACAAAAAAGAAACATCCCAATAGCCCAGAAGACAATCATGTTGTCGGTCGTAATAAAGACGGGTTTATTTCTAACGACGATTTTTCATATATAGAGCCTTGGTATAACTCTGTTAATAGTTTAAAATTATCGGGATATATATTTCACGATGGTTTATCTAGTGAATTTGTATCTACTTATGAGACAGATAATGTAAAGTTTATACAAGTAGAAGACTCAGAGTGGTCTAACTTAGATTACAGGTGGTTTTGCTACAAAGATTTCCTAGACAACAATCAATTTGAAAACGTCTTCCTAACTGATTGTTCAGATGTTAAAATAGTAAAAAAACCATCTTTAATTTTTGATGAGTTTCCAGAAGTTGATATCTTTCTTTGCAAAGACTCAATCATGCTAAATCAGTTTCCTTATATTAATTTTCATGATTCATTTAACCTAGAAGACAAAGTTTGGTTTTTAATAAATCAAAACAAATTAGAACTAATTAATATGGGGGTGATCGGAGGTTCTTATAAAAACATAAAAACCTTCCTCGATTCTTATAAGACAGTAAGAGAGGGTTTAAAAAATAAGGAGTTTGGACAAGCGGACATGTTTGTTGGTCAGTATATCTTTAGAAGGGTTCTTAAAGATAAAAAACTATTGATAGGAAACCCTTTTTGTAGCGAATACAAAAAATATGAAGAAGAAAGAGAAGATGTCTATTTCATACATAAGTAAAAACCATGACAGATTCATCAATAATAGAAAACTTTAAAAATAAACACAAGGGAAAAACTTTTGTTGTTTTTGGTTCTGGTCCAACCCTTTCAGAGTGGGAAGATTCCTTCTGTGAAGACGCAATAAAGGTTGGGTGTAATACCGTATTCATTCACAAACCAGATATAGACTATTACTTTGTAAAGGATACTGGTTTTGAGAACAAAAGTCAAAACGGTTATTTTCTCTTTAAGGAAAAATATGACAATTACCAACCTTCTTGTTCTAAATTCTACGGAATATCAAAATTTGGCGGACAATACACCCCGTTTTCTTTGACCGAAAAAGATGTTGAAGACGGTGGCGCTATCGGGTTTAATAACTATGGCAACCTTTTTATTGAATTTCATTCGGTAATTTTCTCATGTTTGCAATTCGCCAATTTATGCGGAGCCTCGAAAGTTATTGTTGTTGGGTGTGACATAACCAACAACATAAGAATAGGTGAAACCAAAGAACATAACGGTTACAAAAAAGAAAAACTATTATTTAGATGGGAACAATTCAAAAAATCATACCCCAACCTCGACATAGAACTATTTAAGCCTGTGGGTTTAAAAGGGTTGTTTAAAGAATATCATGGATAAAGAACTAATAAATCAATATAAAATACTGCACCAATTAAAAGGCGACTATGGAAGCGGTTCGGACTCTTTTAAGTATCTAGAAGAACTGTTAGAGCTGATCAATTCTAACGATATTAAACATGTTCTTGATTTTGGTTGCGGCAAAGGTTTCTTGATTGACAAGATAAAACAATCTGGTGTGAAGTGTAGTGGGTATGATCCCGCTATTGAAGAATTCAAAGAGTTTCCAGAAGATATCGAAGACGTAGACCTTGTAGTCTCTACTGACGTCTTTGAACATCTAAACGAAGATTGTATGCATGAGGATTTTAATTTAATAAAAAAAGCCAATCCGAAGTTTTTGTATTTTAATGTCGCCACTCAATCTGCCATTAACAAATTGCCGAACGGAATGAATTGTCATACTATTGTGAAAAACCACTCTTGGTGGGAGGATAAAATAAAAGAATCCTTTCAAGATTTCAAAATAATCAATAAAGAAATATCCCCAAGCGGAGCGCCTTCCGTAATCTTCACTCTGATATTGAAATAAGATGTCAAACTTCTACTTTAAAAAAGACAAAACCTTATTCATTCACATACCAAAAACAGGGGGATGGGGTATACGACACAATCTACTAAAGCCCTCTGGGAGAAGCTTTGGCTCTGTCCCCCAAAATTGGTCTTATGATTTTTCATTTGCTTTTGTAAGAAACCCCTTTGATAGATTTTGCAGCGCGTTTAGGATGTTCAAATATGGAGGATTAGATTGTAATACTCCTACAAGTAAAAATCTGACCATAGATAAAACGATAGAAATACTTCTCGACAAAAACATAAGCCATTCTCATCAAGGTTCAATAGAGTCTAACATAAAACACCATACGATTCCAATTACCCATCCTTTTAATTGTATATCCTATGCTGAAACTATATATAGGTTTGAGTCCTACTCGGATGCCTATCATGACATATGCGACAAACTAGGGAAAGACGTAAAAATGAGACACACAAACAAATCCCTAAACAACAACAAGCATTACAGCGAAATACTAACCTCCAAACAGAGATTGTCTTTGGAAAAAATATACAAGAAGGACCTAGAGAAATTCAATTACACTTTTTAAAACACGCAATATACAATGAAGAAAGTAATAATCACAGGAGTAACGGGGCAAGATGGAAGTCACATGGCAGACTATTTGTTGGCAAATACCGACAATTACATCATTGCTGGTGTGCGCCGACTTAGCGTAAAAAACCACGATAACATCAAACACTTAGCTGACAACCCTCGCTTCAAATTAATAGACCTCGACATTACAGACCAATCAAATGTTGACCGTGTTATTGCGGAAGAGATGCCAGACTATTTTATTAACTTCGCCGCGAACTCATTTGTGGGTATTAGCTGGAATATGCCAGAAAACCACATGAACACAAACTGTATGGCTGTTCTTTATCAACTGGAAGCGATTCGGAAACATTGTCCCAATTGCCGTTATTACAACGCTGGCAGCTCGGAAGAGTTTGGTGACGTTGTTACCGCTCCACAGGATGAGACTCACCCATTGCGCCCTAGAAGCCCTTACGGAGCTTCTAAGGCTTCCGCGAGACACTTGGTGAAGGTGTGGAGGGAATCTTATGGTCTTTACGCAATTCAAGGATGGCTTTTTAACCACGAAGGAGTTCGTCGCGGAGAAGAGTTTCTTACCCGTAAAGTAACAAAAGGAGTTGCAGATATTTTTTGGAAAAACAGCATAGGAGATGAATTCAAACCTCTAGAACTAGGAAATCTAGAAGCAAAAAGAGACTGGTCTGATGCTGAAGATTTTGTGGAAGGTATCTGGTTGATGCTCAACCAAGAGAAGCCAAAAGAATACGTTCTCGCCTCTGGGGAAACACATACCATTAGAGAGTTTGTAGAAATAGCTTTTGGATTTGCTGGCTTCAATACAGACGAGTGTTATTGGGAAGGAGAAGGTATACACTCTAAATATTATTGCTGTGACAAACTTCTTGTTCAAGTAAATTCAGAATTCTATAGACCCGCAGAAGTTGATCTTTTGCTTGGCGATCCAACCTTGGCTGAAACAGAACTTTACTGGGAAAGAAAGACAGACTTTTTAGGTCTGGTGAAAAAAATGGTTGACAATGATATAAGGATGTGATATTCTTGTTCTATGCCTAGAGGTAAAAAGCAATGCCCCTCTTGTAACAGCTTTGTCGGATTAAGAACTTCTACATGTGAGTGTGGCCATAATTTTCTTTTCAAAAAGAACAAGAAAAAAAAGATAAGCAAACATTCTATTCTCAAAAGAATAGTCTTGCGTCCAGAAAAAGACGTAAGGCTATTTTTTATGAGAGAGATGAAAATTCTCAACTCCCTGTGTGATAGATACAGTCTGGAGTTTATGAATATTGTTAACTTTGGAAAGCAATTTGATTCTCTGGCTTATTTAGCAAGCCCGAAATTAAAAAATACTATGGATCAAAAATTCAGAGCTTTTAATTATGTGGTTGACAACTCTAAATATCCAACCTATAATATAGGAGAGAAGTTCGGAGAGAACAAAGAGATAAACAAAACAAAAACAATTAGAGATTTTTTAGATGAGTAAAATAAAAGAAGAAAAAGAAGAAAAAGAAGAGTCCATAAACCTGCTTGGAAATTTTTTAAAAAGCAACAAAGAGGATCATTATAACTTTGAAGACGACACAGACTATAAGATTTCAAGTGGATCTTTACAGTTTGATTTGCAGCTTGGGGGAGGTTTCGGGCCAGGTTTACATAGATTCACTGGGATGAATGAGGGCGGTAAAACGTCAGAGGCTCTTGAAGTAATGAAAAACTTCTTAATAACAAATCGTAATTCTAAAGGTGTTTACATCAAAGCTGAAGGAAGACTCTCTCCAGAAATGAGAAAAAGATCTGGCATTAGATTTGTATTCAAGGCTGAAGATTGGCTCGATGGAACATGTTTTGTTTTTGAATCTAATATTTATGAAACCTGCGTTGATTTAATGCGCAAACTGATAGTAGAAAACAAGGAGAAAGTTAAATATTGTTTTGCCTTAGATTCTGTGGATGGTTTATTGCCAAGAAATGATATTGACAAGGGGTTTGAAGACTCGGCGAAGATTGCTGGTGGAGCAGTTATCGCTGGGGCGTTCATGAAAAAGATGTCCATTGCTTTGGCTAAACGTGGACACATGGCAATTTTCATCTCTCAGGTCAGAGCAGATATTAAACTAGACCCATACAGCAAGGCTCCAGTAAGACAAACTACAGCTACTGGAGGAAATGCCCTCTTACACTTTGCAAACTGGATAATTGAATTCGAACCAAGATTTAACAAAGATATAATACTACAAAACCCATCTGTAAAAAAGATGGATGCCCAAACCAATCCCCCTATTGGTCACTTTGCCCAAGTAACGATTAAGAAATCACCAAACGAAAAGACAAATACAAAGGTCAGCTATCCGATTAGATATGGAAGGAGCGGAGGCAACTCTATCTGGATTGAAAAAGAAGTGGTTGATTTGCTTTATGCTTGGGAGTTTGTCAAGAAAAGCGGATCTTGGTATAAAACCACCGAAGAGTTCAAAGAACTTCTTGCAGAAAACAAACTTGAGTTTCCAGATAGCCTCCAAGGAGAAACTAACGTTTTTAAAACAATTGAAGATGATGCAAGACTATCGGCATTCTTGGTTTCTTACTTCAAGAACGCCATTGGCGAACTCTCATGAAATTCTTAGATCCGTATGGTAACCCAAGGAATTTAAAAAATGCTAAAAAATACCTCATTGATTGGAATGCTAATAGCAGAAGTAAGTTTCAAAAAAAAATAAAGGACTTCCTTGCCGACAGCTGGAAAAACGATATTGTTTTTGAAGAATTTAGAATAGCAGGTACTATGTTGTCTTTAGATTTCTATAATGCCAACAAAAAAATAGCAATAGAAGTTCAGGGGGATCAGCATGTTAAGTTTGTTAAGCATTTTCACAAGACAAGATTAAAATATTTAGAACAACTAAAAAGAGATCAAAAAAAACTTGACTTCTGTGAACTTAATGGTATAAAGCTGGTAGAAATATACAAAAACGACGTTATAACAGCGTCATTTTTCACAGACCAAGATATACATTTATGAAAAAAAATAAAGACGAGGACACAGAATTTTTAATCCCAGACAACTTCTTAGATAAGATTTATGAATTCAGCGGTTCGGCTGATAAAAACAAAGGTTTCATATTGGCAGTTTGCAACGAAAAAGGAGACCCAAACATATACTCTAGACACGAATCTTCAGTTATTGAAATGGGGATAATAAAAGCGGTAAAGGATTATGTTGATTTGGATTCGAATAAAATTATAAAAGGGATTTAATGATATACAATTTAGAATTAGAGAAACAACTCTTAGCTGGTTTAATAAAAGACCCAGATGTTTTTGCCGAGATATCTAACTTTATAGATAGTGATGATTTTTATTCTCAAGATAGCAACTTACATAAAACAATCTTTACGATTATTAAGCAAGCCGTCCAAAGCGGTGAAGAAATAGATGAGATAATTGTTGGCCAAAGGATAATGAGTGTCGGACTCTCTTTTGAAGACAATTTAAATCCATCTGATTATATAAAATCCCTAGCTTTAAGAAAGGTTCCTAGCGGTAACGTTATAAAGACAGCCAAGGAATTAAAAAAGATTTCGGTAAGAAGAGGCATTTATAAAGCCGCGCAAGACATAGCTAGAGAAATGAAAAATATTTCTCCAGATACTCCATATCATGAAATTGTAGAAAAAGCAGACCATGTTTATAATTCCAAAATTAATTTATATGAAACAGGAGAAGATTCTCCTGTTAATATTTATGATGAGATGGAATATTTAGTCGAGGACAGAGGTAACAACCCCATTACTGATTTCGGCATGATGGGTCCCCATAAGAAGGTTAATGAGATGTATGGTTCACTTCTGAGACCAGGCAACATAACCGTAGTAGTGGCTAGATCTGGCGTTGGTAAAACACAATTCTGTATGCACTACGCAACTTGCGTTGGTTCAGAATATGATGTCCCTGTTTTGCACTTTGATAATGGGGAAATGAGTAAAGAGGAGTTGATTATGAGGCAATGTTCCTCATTGTCTGGAGTCCCAATGCATTTGCTAGAAAGCGGTGACTGGAGGAAAGCTGGAGAAGGTGTCGTTCAAAAAGTAAGAGATACTTGGGGCAAAATAAAAAAACTTAAATTTTATTATTATAACGTAGGGGGCATGGATGTAGATGCTATGGTAAACACCCTTAAGCGCTTTTACTTATCTAAAGTTGGCCGCGGTAACAGAATGGTATTTTCCTTTGACTATATTAAAACAACCAGCGAATCTTCCGCTAACAAAAACGAGTGGCAGATTGTTGGAGAGATGGTTGACAAATTTAAAAAGTGTGTACAGAAAGAAATTTTGCACGATGGAGAACCAATCATAGCCATGATTACTTCCGTTCAATCTAACAGACTAGGAATTACGAACAACAGAAATGCACAGAACGTCGTTGATGACGAAAGCACCGTTTCTCTTTCTGATAGAATTATTCAGTTCTGTTCTCACATGTTTATACTTAGAAACAAAACCGCTGACGAGATAGAGATTGAAGGCGCTCAGTTTGGAACTCATAAACTCGTTAATGTCAAGTCTAGACACCTGGGAAAAGATGTTGCTGGCGCAATACAACCAGTTCAAATGGGAGATTCACTGAGAAAGAATTTTGTAAACTTAGAATTTAATAACTTTAAGATTACAGAAAGGGGCGACCTACGCGATATTGTAAGATCTATAGATGGAGTACCACCATTAGAAGGCTCAGAAACAGATGAAATCCCAGACTTCGGCGGAATCTAAAAGCATGAAAGAGGTATTAGAAAACCTTGGCTACAAGCTTATCGACAATGGTAACCATTGGCGAACAAGCGCGTTATATCGTGATGGAGATAATGCAACAGCGTTGCAAATATATAAAGATAGCGGAGTTTGGAAGGACTATGTTAACGACTCAAAACCCAAACCGTTTGAAGCTTTAATAAAACTTACTCTTCGCGGACAACCTCAAAAATTAGAAGACACCCTTAAATCAATAAGCTCTGGTGACGCGGGTCTTTCTGTGCATAAGACTAAAACATTAATAGAAATGGAAAAAATTTACGACAATAGCATACTAGAAAAACTGTTCCCAAATTATAATTTTTATTCAAAAAGAAAAATATCAGAACAAACCCAAAAAGACTTCAAGGTTGGCTTGGCTGGAGCTGGGAACATGTATAGAAGAATGGTGTTTCCCATATACAATATACACAAACAAATTGTTGGTTTTTCTGGCAGAAGAGTTGACGACAATGATTATGCTAAATGGAAACACATAGGTAAGAAAAATAATTGGATTTACCCAAGTTTTATACCTAATGAAGAAACTGTAGATTCTATTATTCACTCTAAAAAATCTGTTTATTTAACGGAAAGCATTGGTGATGCAATGGCTTTGTACGATCAAGGCATCAAAAATGTAATAGTAATTTTTGGGTTGTCTGCTAGCCCCAACATAATATCTTATCTATCAGGTATTACTTTGGATAAAATCATTATAGCTGGGAACAACGATCTATCATCAAAAGATAATAGGGGTTTAACAGGCTCTATTAAAAACTATTTAAAACTCTCCCGTTATTTCGATCTTGATGTTTTGTCTATCAAGCTACCGCCAAATAAACAAAACGACATGGGCGACGCACACGAAAACTCTTGCGATCTTGTTGCTTGGTCTAAAGAGGAGGTGGACATTAAAAAACAAAGGCAATTTATCTCTAATTTTGTCGCAGAACAAAGCCAAAAATTTTCAAAGTCAGATATCAAGAAAGCGAGAAAATTAAATGAGTGAACCACAAACCCCGTTATCCGCCAGCAGAATCAAGACCGCGGAGAGTTGTTCTTGGTTGTATTGGACCAAGTACAAACTAAAACTTCCAGACAGAAGCAATGATGGAGCCAGAAGGGGTTCTATTTGTCACTTGATTTTTGAACTTCTTGGGGATAGCAGGAGGAGGCATTATTTTGATGAGATAATCAGAACGCTTGATATTTTCAGTGTACCCTCCATCAAAAGGCTTATGTTTAAACACGCTTTTAGAGAGGGTGTTGACGATGAGGACAACATCCGAATGATGAAAGAGATGACCCTTAACGGTTTGATGTATGACTTCTTCGGGGATAAAGATGGAGAGCCGACAGAGGAACATTCTGAAAAAGACTTTCACATTGTTGTAAACGATGGTGTTGTTAAGTATAAAATTAGAGGTTTTATTGACAAACTGTTTCTTTATAAAGATAAGAAATATGCACTTATCAGGGATTTTAAAACCAGCAAGGAAACTTTTAAGGGTAAGGACGCAGAAGACAATATGCAGGATCTTATGTATAGCCTAGCGGTCAAACACATGTTCCCAGAATATAAAACCAAGCAAAGCGAATTTTTGTTTCTTAAGTTCGACCTTATCCCTGATATAAAAAAGAGTGGTATTGTTAGAATGGAACCTCTTGACGAGCATGATCTTCACGGTTTTGAGCATCACCTCACAGAGATGCAACACTACCTTGACAACTTTACCGAGGGTATGGCTACAAAAAACATGGCAGCTTACAAAGGGTTTCCAAGTGACGGGTCATTCAGCTGTAAATTGCTATGCGGGTTTGCAAAAGAAAAAGGACAGCTCAAAAAAGACGGTACACCAATGTGGCATTGCGGTATGAAGTTTGATTTTTTTTATTATGAAGTTAAAGATGCAGAAGGTAATGTTGTCCGCTCTTATTTTGATGATGAATTCTCAGAAGACTTAGTCCCCAAAGGAGGATCGTTTGAAATGAAGTATTATGCTGGCTGCCCAGCACATAATTCTTGACACCTTTCATATTGTTGTTATAATTATAACACAATGACGCCAGTATTTAAATCGACATACTCATTTGGAAAAAGTATCCTAACCTTAAGTGATTCACAAGTTGAGGGGGGACCAGACTCAATCATTAGTATTTGTAAAGACAACGGGATCAAAAATCTTGTATTGGTTGAAGACAACCTAACGAGTTTTATGAAAGCTTTTCACGTTTGCGAGAAGAACGACATTGATCTTATTTATGGATTGCGCATTACCATGTGCAACGACGGAGACGAAGATTCCGACTCTGATCATAAAAGCGTAATCTTTGCAAAGAACGATGAAGGGTGTAAGTTATTAAACAAGATTTATTCATGTGCGTTTGTTGAGCATGAAGGAAGGATAACTTATAAAGAACTGTCTAAGCTTTGGAATAAAAACCACCTTTCTTTTGTTGTCCCATTCTACGATAGCTTCATCCATAAGAACAACTTTTTGTTAAAGAATTGTATTCCATATCTTAAAGGACTGAATCCTAAGTTCTGGATTGAAAGAAATAACCTGCCGTTTGATTCCCTGCTAGAGAAGAAGGTTGTTGAATTTGTGGGTAAAGAATATTCAACGTCTTTGGTGAAAACTATCTACTATAAAAACAAAGATGACGTAGAAGCCTTGCAGACATATAAAATTTTGTGCAACCGAACATTCGGTAGACAAGCCACCCTATCATGTCCTAACCTCAGTCACTTCGGAAGCGACGAGTTCTGTTTCGAATCTTATTTAGAAAAAACAAAATGAACGACAACCTACTAAGATACAACAAAAAGCAAAAGTATATTGTTTTCGATACTGAAACCGAGGGCTTAAATCTAATTAAGTCTAAACCTTGGCAAGCGGCTTGGCTGGTAATTGAAGGAGATAAAATCATCAAGAAGTATGACAAACTTATCATGTGGAAAGATTTAAATGTTTCAAGGGATGCTGCCAGAATAACAGGCTTCGACAGAAAATTCTATAACAGAAACGCGGAAGATCCCTTTTCTGTTTGGAAAGAACTCTCCAAGTATTTATACGACGAAGACTATCTTATTATTGGACAAAACCTTTTGGGTTTTGATGTTTACATGGTGGATGTTTGGCGTAAATTGATTGGTGAAAAACTAGACCAATCTTATATAGAAAGAATTATAGACACCAAATGTTTAGCGATGGCGATAGCTAAAGAGTCTCCAGTTGACAAAGACAACTTCATCTACTGGCAATACAGATGGTTAGACTACAGGCAGAGGGGCTTGAAAACCTCCCAGCTCTCGCTACTTAAGAAGTATGAGATTGACTTCGATAAAAAGAGACTCCATGATGCTTTATACGACATTGAAATGAACTTTAAGATTTTCAAAAAACAACTTTACGATATTGAATTATGAGATACAAGAACCCATTCCCAGTAGGAGTTAAACTCCCAGAAATTGTTGTCCCAGACAAAACCCTGCTCTCTCTTGGTTTGTCTCATGGTAGCAGTAGTATTGATATTCTCAAGGAGCTTTGCAGAAAAGGTTTACGCGACAGAGGTTTAAGAGGAAAAGAAAACAAGAAAGAATACTTCGATAGAACGATCATGGAAATTGAAGTTCTTGATGATCTTGGCTTTGTTGATTATATTCTTTTGAATTGGGACATTCTTGATTTCTGTAAAAAGAAAGAAATCCCAACTGGTGCTGGAAGAGGTAGTGCTGCTGGCAGCTTGGTTTTATATCTGCTAGGAGTAACAAACATTGACCCTATTGAACACGGCTTGTTCTTTGAGCGTTTTGTATCTAAAAGCAGGGCTAGAAAGATTGAACATAACGGCGAGGTATTTCTTGACGGCTCTCTACTTGCTGATGTTGATAACGATATCTCTTATGATCGAAGGGTCGAGGTTATTAAATACATTGAGGAAAAATACAAAGGAAGAACATCAAAAATCCTCACACTAAACTCGTTAAGCTCTAAACTCTGTATGAAGGAGTGCGGTAAAATTGTTGCTGAGTTATCTGAAACTGACGTTAATCAGATTAGCGATAGCATACCGAAGCATTTTGGTAAAGTAGTGAAACTTAAAGTAGCTGTTGAAGAAAGCGAAGCTTTTAAAGGCTTTGCAGAAAAACACAAGAAGTCCTTTGTCATTGCTCAAAAACTTGAAGGCTTAATTAAAAATTCTGGCGTTCACCCATCTGGAATTTCAATCAGTTATTACAAGCAGGAGGACATTATGCCTCTTCAAAAAACCAACGATGGATCTTTAGTTTCTGGTTACGATATGGACGATGTCGCTAGTCTTAGTGTTAAGTTTGATATCCTTGGTCTGAGGACGCTTTCGGTTGTTCATGATACTTGTGACCAACTTGGGTTAAAAGCCGCTGAGATCGATCCTAATCACGAAAGCATCTATACTGCGCTATCCTGTCTGCAACAACCCAAGGGTTTGTTCCAAATTGAGGCTGACGTAAACTTCAAGGTTTGTAAACAGGTCGCGCCGCGAAACCTTGAGCAGCTGTCTGCTGTTGTTGCTATCGCAAGACCTGGAGCATTAGACTTCAAAGATAGCTACTCTGAGTATGTTAGGTCTGGAGAGTTCAACTGCGTCCATGAATTCTTTGATGATATCTTAAGTTATACAGGGGGCATTCCCCTCTACCAAGAGCAGTTAATGAAGATGGCCGTTAAGGTCGGATTTAGTCTCGACGAGTCAGAACAGCTTCGCCGCATCGTTGGCAAGAAGAAGGTTGAGGACATGCCAGCTTGGAAGGCTAAGATTGAAGAGAAAATTAAAGAAAACAATTTAGACCCAGCAATTGGAGATGTTCTTTGGAAGGTCGCAGAAGACTCTGCCAACTATTCATTCAATAAATCTCACAGCATATCCTACGCTTACTTAGCGGCTATTACGATTTATTTAAAATTTAACCATCCTAAAGAGTTTTTTCTTAGCTTGCTTAAGATGGCTAGGTTTGAGCCCAACTCTCATGAGGAGATCGCTAAAATATCTCAAGAGCTTTCATACTTTGGTATAGAATTACTACCTCCAGACCTAAATCTATCGGGTTTTGACTTCAAAATTGATGGCGAAAACATCAGATATGGATTAAATTCCATCAAAGGAGTGTCTGGAAAGGTTATAGAATCCTTAATTGAATTCAGAGAGAATAAGTTTGACCATAAATATGATGTATTTATGGCGGCTAAAGATTGCCACGTTAATATTGGAACTATGTCAGCCTTTATTCAGGCTGGTATGCTTGACTCTTTAGTAACAACTGACCGCTGTAGGCTTGTTTTGGAAGCTCAAACATTCAACATACTAACCGATAGAGAGAAAAGAAATGTCATAGAACTTGGGGATAAGTTTAATTACGACATACTTAATACAATACACTCTTGCAAGAAAGAGCAGACCCCAGCTGATGATGGCAGAGTATTGTTTTCTGATAGTAGGTTCGAGACGTTCAAGAAAAGATACCTACCTTACAAAAGTATATATGAACAAAACGCAAGCCACATAAAGTTCGCCAACTGGTTTTTTGAAACCAAACTGTTAGGTTATAGCTATTCATACACTATTAGAGATATATTCTGCGATGGCGACTCTAGAAGTTTTCACACATCAGAAACAATTAGAAACTCGTTAGCTAGAAGAAATGTTAAATTTGTAGGTCAGATAACAGATATAAACAAAAGAACTAGCAGAAATGGAAACAAATATGCAAGACTTGAGATGCAAGATGAACTGGGTTCTGTATGCGGTTTGTTTTTAGACAGCAATTCAAATGAAAGGTTGACAGAATACTTGAACTCTGGTAAAACCTTGCCCAAGAAGGGCGATATCGCCATCATAACTGGGTCTGTCGGAGATGACATCGTCTTCGTTGACTCAATCAAGACTATAGAAGAAAAAATTTATATGAAACTATCCGAACTAAAATGAGTGTATATAATCCTGTGATATTTAAAGATTTTAATCTTACCCCTAGAGCTAAAAAAGCTTATAAGGATGCTCATGAAACGGCAAAAAAAATAGGGCATTCAAATATAAATAATATGCACGTTTTTTACGGATGTATAAAAAACGCATCTGAAGACTTTGATCTCTTTATGCAAGAGTGTGGTGTAGATACAGCACGAAAAAAAGAGTTTCTTTCTATAATCAAAAAAGCAAAATTAAAAAACGATGAGAAATTTTTTGCAAACCCAAACTCAGATCCTTGGCATTTAGAAGTTCTCGATGCTGTAGGCCATGCAAACAAAATATCAAATGAACTTGGTCAGCATTATATTGGCATAGAACATATACTATTGGGCATCATAAATACCTCTCCATATGTCTTTGGCGAATTCGATGATTTTGTTTTCGACGTTGAAGATTTCAAAAAAGATCTTGAAAACTTCGTTTGTTTTGATTTTGTAAAAGAAAATAAAGGCAAAAGACTTGAAGATGTTGTGGACAGTTCTGGATTAGATTTAGAAGACATTGAAAAAGATTTAAATAATTCAGGAGAAGAGGCTCAGTCTCAAAACTCTCCTATGGAGTTTATAACAAATTTTAACAGTTTATACATAGAAGGTAAACTACCAGATATATACGGAAGAGAAAAAGAAGTTGACGTTTTAATTGAGACTATATCCAAGAAAAATAAATGCAATGCAATTCTTACTGGTGACGCTGGAGTTGGTAAAACCTCAATAATAGAAGCTCTAGCCTCCAGAATTTGCAAAGCTGATATCCCTACCAATTTAATAGGGGCAGAAGTTCTAGGTATAGATTTAGGTTCTATGCTTGCTGGTACACAATACAGAGGTCAGTTTGAGCAAAAATTCAAAAGCCTTTTAAACATGGCAAAAGAGAACCCGCACATGATATTGTTTTTTGATGAAATTCATACCATTTTTGGCGCTGGAGGAAACCAGGAGGGAGGCTTAGACGCGGCCAATATGCTAAAACCATTTTTAGCTAGAGGTGAAATAAAATGCATTGGGGCTACCACAAGCAAAGAATATACAAAAATTTTTGAAAAAGATGGCGCTATGAAGAGAAGGTTTCTAAATATAAAGGTAGAAGAACCTTCAAAAGAAGAAACAAAGAAAATACTATACAGTTGCAAGAAAAAATATGAAAAATTTCATAATGTAAAGTTTAGTAAGCCATGCATAGATTATATAGTAGATATATCGGCCAATTTAATTAGTGACAAAAAATTCCCAGACAAAGCTTTTGATATAATGGATCAGGCTGGCGCGAGAGTTAAAATCAAAAACTTTAAAACGCCTAGAAAAATAGTAAACTCGCATGACAAACTAATGAAGTTTTTTATGTCTGGCGAAACTGATGAAATAAAAATAAAAGAAAATTTCGAATCTTTTATGGAGGACATTAAACAAGCAAATAAAGAAAATACTGTTGAGGTAATAAACATGAAAAAATCAGATATTATATCTATTGTTTCAGAGCAAAGCAATGTGTCCATAAAACAAATACAGAATAATAAAGGAGGCTTTAGCTCTTTTCTTAATAGAATTTCAAAAGAAGTTTTTGGCCAAAACGAAGAGCTTCAAAAAATAAACGACTTATTATCTTGTGCTAAAGTTGGTTTGTCTGACGAAAACAAACCCTTAGCCAGCATGTTCTTTGTTGGGCCAACTAGTGTCGGTAAAACCTATACAGCAAAAAAAATAGCCAAGCATTTTTTTGGTAATGAAAAAGCCATTATACAAATAAATATGGGAGAACTTCATGATAAAACTGGGATAAACAAGCTTATAGGAGCTAATTCTGGATACGTCGGTTACGAAGAAGGTGGCTCCCTAACTAAATTTGTAAAAAACAATCCAAATTGTGTTGTGCTATTTGACGAGATTGAGAAGGCTGACCCCCAGGTATTAAATATATTGCTTAACATTTTAGACGAAGGTTATATAGAAGATAACAAACATGATAAAATAAACTTTTCTAAGTCAATTGTTATATTGACTAGCAATATAGGAAACGAAAAAGCTTCTAAAAAAAGCATGGGCTTCATTCAAGACGAAGAACCAAAGTCTGATAGTTTCAAGAAGTCTGTTAAAAGCAAACTAAAACCCGAACTTATAGCCAGAATAAATGAAATAATTGTTTTTAATGACTTGTGCGGAGATGATATAAAAAGAATAATTAACTACGAATTATCAATCATTAAGTCAAAACTATCTTTGTCAAATATAAACATTAACTATACAGCCAAATCTATTGATTGTATATTCAATGACATTAAAAATAAAAACCTACACGCCAGAGATATAAAAAACTACATAAGAGAAAAAATTCAGGTTCCAGCCGCCAAAATAATAGTAGAAAATAAAAATACATTAGAAATATCGATAAAAAATGTTGACAACAAAGTAAATGTATGCTAATATCAAGTCTTATGAGTACACGTAATCAAAATAAAATAATGAAAGCCATCCGTTCAACAAAAGGCCGTTTCTTCGGACTATATACAAAACACGGGAGTTCCATTAACGCTCAGTTTGTATCCGAAAGCCCTTCTTACGTTGTCGTCTACGACAGAAACAACAAAGAAAACAAAAAGCTCGCTAAGTCAAGTATTTCTGGGCTAAGGACAAAAGGAGTTAAAATCGGATCTGTAGCTTAATTTAATATCAACCAAACAATAAAAAGCGGTACGTTCTTAATTGACGTACCGCTTTTTTTCTTGAAAAACACTATATTTTTCATAGTATAGTTTATATGAATTCCAGCCAGGTTTTTAAAGATAAAGCCTTTATCACTGCTAAGAAAACCTTAACAGAAGGAGAAGATAAATTCTTGTTTGGGGTCATAAGGGATATATTTTCTGAATTTAAAAATGAAAAAGAAATAAGTGAAATAGAAGTTCTCGAAGAAAACGAAAACTTTGATAGTTATAAAGTAACTCAAAAAGAAACGGGGTTATCTTTTAATGTAAAAATATCTCTTGATAAAGAATCTTTACCGTTAAAAATTGAAGGTAGGTTTTTACATAAAAATAAATCTATTTTTACAAATAGACACATTCATCAAGGCTTAAAAAGAATAGGTGGTTCTGATATTATATATATTGTGACGTCTTATGAATACGCACAAGATATAAACGAAGTTGGTGCTGGATATTTATTCGAAAACTTTGACTCCTTGCTTTCTTTGGTAGACTGTTTTTCTGAGTTAGAATGCAGGTATAGTTTTGATTTCTACATAGAAAAACTATTAAGTGAGAAAATTATAGATGATTCTGAACTTTTAAAAGATTTTAAAAACAAAGACGAAATTTTGGACTGCCTTAAAGAAATTAAAACTCAAATATTAAAAAACTATGACAAAAAGATGTTTGATATTGGACAGGCTTGCCATGTAAATTTAAAAAAACAAAACGTAATAACAAGAAACGGCCTTTTTAAATTTATAAATTGTTGCGACATATTCTCTGGCACAAGTTTATTTAGTATTTGTAATTTATGTTTGAATGTTGGATTTAATGAAAATCAAATGACTGATATAATTAAAAAATACTCTGAATTTACAAAATTAGAAGAGAGTGATACTCTAAAGGCATTCAATAGGGTAATGAAATTAGCTGTCCCAATATTTTATCTTGACCTGCTTTATGAAGCTTTCATAGAACAAAAGTTTTTTCAAAACCAAAGAGGTGAAAAATTTATAAGCTTGGGCGGTTTAGCGACATCAAATTACCACCACTTATCAAAATTACCTAAAACAAAAAAAATAATTCAAACTTTAATTGTAAAACCAATCGCCGATGCTCAATGTGACGTTACGATACCCCCTCCCGTCGCCAACAAAGAAGAAAGCGAAGAGCAATTAATGAACGTTGAAAATAGAACTCAACCGCTAGATAAACCTAAGTTAAACGTATCTAAAAGCTTTGACAAAAACAAAAATTTAAAAATAAACCTTTCTTGGGAAAGGGTTTTTTCGGCCACTGGTTACTCGCCTTATATTAAAAAACCAAATGGGCTTGTTATTGAAAAACCAAACACAAGAGATTTATCCACTGAGTTTGACAATATTGACTTAATAGGTCATTATGGCGTCGGAGTTAGGTCTTTGTCTTCAGTTAGCAAAGATTCAGAATATTCTGTTAATGTTATAAATATAAATGACCTTCCAGTAAAAACAAAAAACAAAAACAAAAAATAAAAATTATGCAGTTTTATAAACCGAACTCTAAAAATACGGGAAGCGCATTTGGCTTCAGAATTGGTATACAAGGCAAAAGCGAAGAGCCTTGCCTTTATATGTCCGCTGTAAAACAACACTCTTGGAATTCAGATAAAAGAAGCGGCTCTTTTGCTGAAAACGCTAAAGACCCAGAAAAATCAATATCCATAAAGTTTAACGAGAGCGAGTTAGGTGGTTTTATTTACGCTGTAGAAAACTACGAAAAGTTTGGGGCTTTTCATAGCTTCGACGATAATAAAACAGCTATATCATTCAACCCATATACAAAAAACGATGGCTCTAAAGCATTCTCTTTTACCGTCACAAGAAACTCGGCTAATAAATTTGGAATGGGCATGGAAATGTCAGAAGCTTATCTTTTAATACAATACTTTAAATATGTATTAAATAAAATCTTCATTTACAGGGATGAAGAAAACCAAAAAAAATCTACTTAATGAAGAAAAAAACCATATTACTTCACTCCAATTCGTGTAAGGCATTTACTGGTTTTGGCAAAAACCAAAAAAATATATTAAAATATCTTTATAATACTGGTAAATATAATGTAATTGAGGCGGCAAACATGAAGATGAAAGACGACCCAGAGCTTGATTTTTTGCCTTGGAAATGCTACGGGACAATACCTAAGAACCACGCCAGTCTGCCAGCAGAACAAAAGCAAATGGCTGGATATGGTTTTTTTGAGATAGATGAAATAGTTAAAATTGAAAGACCAGATGTCTATATAGGTGTTGAAGATATATGGGCCTTTACGAACTTCCATCATAAGCCTTGGTGGAATAAAGTAAACAGCATGATTTGGACTACGCTGGACAGTTTGCCGATTTTGCCTCAAGCAATTCAATATGCCCCTAAAATAAAAAATTACTATGTTTGGTCAAGCTTCGCAGAAAAAGCGTTTAAGAAAATAGGTTATGATAACGTAAAAACGTTAAGGGGCTCACTTGACACAAATAATTTCTATAAACTAAGTGATAATAAAAAATCCGAACTAAGAGAAAAAAACAGCATAAATAAAAAAGATTTCATAGTTGGTTTTGTATTTAGGAATCAGTTGAGAAAATCTGTTCCTAATATTTTAGATGGTTTTAAAACTTTTAACAAAGACAATCCGAACTCAAAACTTTTATTGCACACTCATTGGGGTGAAGGTTGGGATATACTTAGACTTATAAACGAAAAAGAAATTAACAAGCATAATGTTTTAACAACATATTTTTGCAGCTCTTGCAATAATTATGAAATAAAAAGCTTTTCTGGACAAGAGTTGGAGTGTCCCAGCTGCAAAAAGAAAACATCTAACACGGCTAATGTTAAAGCTGGAGTCTCAGAAAAACAGCTCAACGAGATATACAATTTAATGGATGTTTATTGCCACCCATTTACAAGTGGCGGACAAGAAATACCAGTTCAAGAAGCAAAACTTGTAGAATTAATAACCTTAGTTACAGACTACTCCTGTGGTGAAGATAGTTGTTCAGATGAAAGCGGAGGTATCCCGTTAGACTGGCACGAATACAGAGAGCCAGGAACACAATTTATCAAGGCGTCTACAGACGCAAAAAGCATCCATAAACAACTGCAACACGTTTATGATATGTCCGAAGAAGAAAGATCACTTCTTGGAATTAAATCAAGAAATTGGGTTGTAAATAATTTTAGCATAGAAGTAATAGGCAGCCAATTAGAGAAAATTATTGACGACATGCCATTCTTAGAAGATGACGTTGATATAGAAAACGTTGTATACAATGAACTTTATGAGATGAAAGAACATTTAGAAAACGGAGAATTTATTATAGACTTATATAAAAATATACTCAATGATGATGTAGATGAAAATACCGATGGATATAAAAAGTGGCTATCAGATCTTGATTCTGGGTCTTTAGATAAAAACAGATTATATCATCACTTTATAGAAATAGCAAAAAAAGAGAATTTAAACAAGCCCGTTGTCTTTGAGGATTTATTGTCAAAAGATGATGAAGGTCAAAGAATCGCTGTTGTTGTTCCAGAATCTGGTACAGATTTGATTTTAATAAACTCATTAATGAAAAACCTAAAAAGAAAACACAAAGGCTATAATATATATGTATTTACAAAATTAGAACTTTTTGAATATATAGAAGACAACCCAAACGTTTATAAGTGTCTTCAGTATTCTCAGGTTATTGATAACCCAATTTCTATGGAGGGTTTTGGAGAAAATAAAGGCTTTTTTGAAGCGGCTTATTATCCAACCGCAACCACTCAAATTACCCCCTGTTACATTCACAACGGAAAATAAATATGTCACACTTATTAAAAGAATACTCAAAAAACCTAGAAGTTAAACCAACTAAGGTTGTTGTAAACAAACATTTTTTTCCAGTAATACCAGAAAAATATATTGTTATATATAACGAACAAGGAATAGAGGCAAAAAAATACAGGTATTACGCTCTTGTTTTAGATTTAATAAAAAACGTTTTAAATTCTCTTGACATAAAAGTTGTAATAATAGGAGACGGAGACAATATAACAAATAGGGCGGATTACTATTATTCAGGATTAAGTTTTAGAAAAAATGCTTACATAGTTTCAAAGTCTTTACTGTTTATTTCTGTTGATAACGCAGAGTCTCAGTATGCAAGCAGTCAAGGTATCAAAACAATTTGTATTTATGGCAACATATATTCTTCAATAACAACTCCTTACTGGTCAAATAAAAATAACAAGATAGATATTGAGCCAGACTGGGACTGCAAACCATGCATGAATGTTTATGATCCAGAAGATGCCATAAACAAAATACCAGCTGAAGAAATAGCCAACTCAATTTTAAAGCTATTAGGTAAAAAATTGACCCTACAAGAAAAGGTTAATTTCAAAACAAAAGCAGCAAATAAAAATAAAGAATTCTGTGTTGATGTTGTGCCTACAGAATATTTTAATATGCACGAATTTAAAGAAAATGTAATAAACTTAAGGCTCGATTTAGGAAATTTCCCAGAAAAAGTTTTTCAAGAATATTTAAAAAATCATAAATGTAATATAATCTTAAAAGACTCTATAATTAACGCAGAAATAATAACAGCTTATTCTAATAATATAGAAAACATAACCCTTATAGTAGAAAACGAACAAAAAATTATACCAGAAGAATACTTATTGATGTTAAAGACACTAGGAATAAAGTTTTTATTTTTGGTCAAAGATGAGAAAATATTAGATAATTTGAGATTTAGATATTTCGAAGAGAAGGTAGATATTTACAACCCTCAAAAAGAAAAACCAAAAAATGTAAGCAAAAAAGATAAATTTATTTCTTTTAAAACGGTTATTGACGGCAGTAAATCTTACAAATCTACATACCACTGGAAAAATAATATTGACAACTCGGATTATATAGTGGATAATGCTGATTACTGGGAAGAGTCAGATTACTTTTATATTTATGAGCAAAGCTAAAAAAACAACCGCCAAAAAAGCCGCCAAGAAAACTGTTGCAAAAAAGCCAGTAGAAACAAAACCATTTTATGGTCCAGACGTTTACAAAAGAAACGAGCATGGACTATTAGAGAATACCGAATACCATTTCAACGAAGACGGATCTGTTGATTGGAGGGCTATGATTAAATCAGAGTTCCTTTATCCCAACAAAGGCTGGTTTGAAATGCGCAACAAAGAAGTTCCCCGTTCTATTGAAGGGCTTAAAGACAATCAGTTGCTTGTTATGCTTGGAGGCATTAAAGACTTGCTTCGCTTAAGGGGTTACAAGCATCTTAGCTTCGAAGTAGAAAATGTCAGTGACGGTTATGTTACGGCTAATTGTAATATTTCCTTTATTGGCAATTATGAAAACGAGATGTCTCATATTGTCTATCAAGATTGCGCTAACGCCACAATAGAAAACACCAATGCGTTCTGCGATAAGTTTCTTGAGACGATTGCTTGCAACAGGGCTTTAGTTCGTTGCGTCCGCAACTTCCTCAATATCCACATCGTTGGTGCTGATGAGATTGACAAGTCAGATCCAACACCAACTGGCAACAGTACACAAACCGCCTCCTCTAAGCCTATAACGCCTTCTGGGCTACTTGAGAAGACTTTGGCGGCAAAGCACGACGTAAACAGCTTCGACGAGTTTAAAGAGCTTCTAAGAGCTTTATGGACAGACAAGAAGTATGTTAACGAAGACGTAAAAGATTGGGCTTCTTTCGAAGATATTCCAGCAAAAGAAGCAAGAAAGCTTATTGGTATTATATCTAAATGATAAAAAGAATAAAAGACCCAGAAGAGTTCTGCAAGCTATTGGATGATATTCACATCTTATTTAAAGAAGATGATGAAAAAAATGCTCATCAACTAGTAAAACACGATAAAGAATCAATCAAAAAGCGTTTTGCTAATAGGAAAATACTTACCTGGTCTTTTTTTGTTTGGGCTAATAAAACAGAAGATAAATATGATGCTATTATTTGCTTTGTAAATGAAAACATAAAGTTTGGTGAGAATATATTTTCTGAATATTTATGGCTATCTAAGAATCCAAAATTTGGTTACAAGCTTTTAAAAGAAGCTATTTCTTTTGCAAGGAAAAACAAATTCAATTACATAACTTTAACCACTGTAGAAAAAAACCCTTGTTGCAAAAGAAACGAAAAGTTTTATAAAAAACTTGGTTTCTTAAAAGACTCTACTTTATTTATATCGAAACTATGAACAACAGAATAGCAAAAAAAATAAGAAGAATAATAAACCCTCAAGACGCGACTACTCGCCGCGTTTACAGAAGAGCTAAAAAACAATACGTAAAAACCCCAAAAAGTCTAAGAAAAAATTTCTTTTTATTACTTAATGATTTGATAGACCCTCAAAACAACAATTAAAGACCGCAGGTAAATATAACTGGCGTAAGCCCATCGGGCGGTTCGAGAACGCCTGGAGATACTGGACCCCCAGATCCATTCTTACCATTATATAATCTATAATAGAAAGATGAGTTGTTTAGGCACCCGTTAATGAAAAGGGTGAGTTCTTCAAAAGAATTCATTCCAAAATTATACCAGCATTCGCCAGTAGCGGAAGCTAATTCTGTAGCTCCCGTAATAATCTGGACTCCATCAACTAAAACATCCAAATTACATGTGTCTTGTCCTTGGTATTGGAGTAAAAGTGACATTTCGCAGTCTCCAGTATAGAATGAATCCAAGCTGCCACCAGCACCAATTCCATCTAACCTAGTACTTTTAACACCGTTTTTTACCGAGTATACTCTATAATACAGCCATCTGTGTTCCATAGAGGTTCCAGGGGTGTATGTGTTGTCTATATAAGTTGTTACATTTGGGCCGAGTGTAGCTACTTGCTCCCATGTATCGAATATTCCTCCCAGTAATGATCTTTCTATAATAAAACTATCTTCGTCGCCAGAATTGTCTGTCCAATCTAATTGGACTTGTCCTATGGCTGGAGTTGCACTTGAAGCCGTGAAGTTTGAAGGCGTTGCGGGTGCGCCGCACTTATATAAGGGCGGAGTAGTGAGATTGAATGTGGGGTTAAGACCAGAATCATATACCACATTGCCAGAGCCGTCTGCGCCGTCATAAACTACATATCGGAATTGCTCTGGATTTTGTCCGAATAGCACCTGGGTTTGTAATTCGTGAGCATCGGGTAATGGAAAATTGAAGTATTCTGGACCAAATCCATCAAAAAGCTGGACACCTTGAGTACTGAATGGCCAAAAGAAAGGGCCTGTTCCATCGAGTCTGGTGATGACTTGGACACGAATTCCGTTTGAACCATCTCCAAAAGTATCAAAAATCGCAACCGACATTACGCAGTTTTCATTGGGGTCAGGTTGAGTATACTCGCTTGTTGTGACGGAAGCCACTGGTCCGCCTCCTATATAAATAGATGTTACTCTAAAATAAGTTAAAGTAAAAAATGATAAACCAGTGGCGGTGAACGTAGTTACGCCTTGTGCTGTTGAGCCCAATAACGTCCAGTTTGTTTGATCTGTAGAAACTTCTACGTCATAACCATCTCCATCAGACGCATAATCTGTCCAACTTAATTGCATTTCGTCCGCAGATAAAGGGAAAGAACCCTTAACAGCGGTAACAGATGCTACCAGAACATCTGTAGTAGCCGTAACAAAACCCGAAAGAGGATATGTAACTGGTGTTCCTCCAGTTGTATGGACAGAAGTTATCCTATAAGCATATAAATTATCTTGAATTAGTCCAGTATCAGTAAACGTAATTACATCTGGTCCAGTTGTGGTTACTGGTGTCCAAGGGTTAAAGCCTCCGCTATCAGATCTTTCTATAAAGTAGCCATCTTCTCCGTCTGCAAAATCGCCCCAATCTAATTGTATTGTAGCAAAATCAATAGTTGTCGCAGTAAATGACATAACGTCTGTTGTCGCTTGGGCTGTATAGCTTACGCTTGGTCCTCCTCCTGTATAAAAATCTGTTACCCTATAATAATATAATGTTTCAGGGTTTAACCCAGTATCAGTAAACGTAATTACGTCTGGTCCAGTTGTCGTTATTAACGTCCAATTTGTTTGGTCGATAGACCTTTCAATTTCATAACCATCTTCTGAGGCGCTATAATCTTCCCAATCTAATTGTATTGACTTAATACCAAGGCTAGTGGCAGTAAACGACACTGGGTTTGTTGTAGCTTGTGTCGTAATGCTAGCGACTGATCCCCCACCTGTAAAAAAAGATGTTATTCTATAATAATATAAAGTCTCAGATATGAGCCCAGTGTCAGTAAACGTAACTACGTCTTGAGCGGTTGTCGTTATTAACGTCCAATTTGTTTCATCGATAGACCTTTCAATTTCATAACCATCTTCCGTTGCACCAAAATCGTCCCAATCTAATTGCATTAAATTAAAACTAATTGGGGTGGCGCTAAAAGATGCTGCGTCGGTTGTACTTTCTGTTGTATAGCTTACGCTTGGTCCTCCTCCTGTATAAAAATCTGTTATCCTATAATAATATAAGGTTTCAGGTGCTAATCCAATATCAGTAAACGTAATTATATCTGGTCCAGTTGTCGTTATTAGTGTCCAACTGATTTGATCTATAGACCTTTCAATTTCGTAACCATCTTCTGAGGTGCCATAATCTATCCAATCTAATTGGATTGAATTAAAACCAAGAGTTGTAGAATAAAAAATCCCTAAATCACATGTATATATAACGCTAGTCAAACCAATAGGAGGGTTTACACCTACAGAATAAACGATAGGACCAGAACCTGCAGAGCCCTCATAGACTATATAAGAGAACTCGTTCCTCCAGGCCACCTCGTTAACCCTAACAGTTAACTCTTGATTGTTGCTCATCGCAAAATCCCAATATTCTGGGCCAGAACCTGATAATAATTGCAAACCTGTTAAAATTTCAACGCCGTTTATTAAGATGTCAATATTTGTGCCATTAGAACCATCCCCAAAAGAATCAAAAATCGCAACCGACATTATACAATCTTCTGAAACTCCTGCTGGCGTTGTATCTGAAGCTATTAAAGAATAAGATTCGCCTCCAGCCGTATAAATAGATGCAACCCTATAATAATATGTTGTTAACTCTGACAACCCAGAATCGTTAAATGATAATGTGTTTGCTGGCAAATTAATCACAACGGTCCAATTTGTTTGATCCGTAGATCTCTCTAATCGGAAACCGTTTTCGTCTGAAGAATTATCTGTCCAAGACAAACTCATTGTTGACTCAGTTAAAGCTGTTGCCGTTAAGCCAGTAGGTGCTGATGGCCCACATGTGAATATTGGGCCATAAGTACCAGTTAACAAAGGGTCTCCAGGATTTGATAATCTAGAATAAATCAAGTCCCCACCCCCATCAAGTGCGTTAAATAGTTCTATTTTTAAACCTTGCTGGCTATCTGTCCCCGCTACAAACTCATATTTTATTTCGTCTGTCTTTAAAACGGCAAAATTGAATATTTCAGGCCCTTGATCTGGAGATCCAATATTAATCAAGCCAGGAACCGCTACATCATTGACAAGAACCGTCATTGTACAAGCGACAGCGCCCCCAAGCCAGCCAACTAAATCGTCGTGAGATAATGCAAAAGACATTAAACAATCTCCAGTAACAGGGTTTGTGGTTGCTGAAGCGGCCGTTGTATATAAAGACCTATCTGTTTCACTATTAGGGCTATAAAAAGAAGCTACCCTGTAATAACGCAGCTGGCTACCAAATAAAGAATTATCAGTAAATGTAGTTATATCTGCTGCTGTTGTTGCTATTTCTATCCATGTTAAACCATCATTAGACCTTTGTATAACAAAACCATTTTCATCGTTAGAATTGTCTGTCCAATTTAATTGAATTTCTGTTTGTGAAAGAGCTACCGCTGTTAGTGCTGATGGGGTTATCGGACCCACAAATCCACAATTATTCTGCAAAGTATTTGATAGAGGTGGGACCTCTCCAGCGTTGCCTCTATAAAGTTCTTCTCCAGTTCCGTCAGGACCATTAAAAACAACATAATTATTTATCTCGTCGTAAACCCTATTTAGCCCAGCCTGGTTATTTGTATAATCGTATTCTACAGTTATAATGTCTCCAGCATTAACGCTAAAGTTATAAGTTATAGATCCGTTAAAATAAAGTGTTTTGTTTGTAAGGTATGGTAACGCGACGCCATTTACAAGAACGGTTAAAACCGAACCATACCACCCCTTATCAGAAATAGGAGAATCTTGGTATAAGGTTATGGAAAAAACGCAATCATAAACTACAGGAGTCAATCCACAATCGTTATATATTTCTTGATTTAGTTCCATTCCAACGTAAGGAAAAACTGAGAAAATCTCTGTTCCTGTACCGTCTGGGCCGTCATAAACTTGATAAACATTATTATCTGAAAAACCATTTGGATTTTTAGTTGCTTCTATAAACACCGTATCTCCTTGGTTGACGCCAAAATTTAATATTTTACCACCCTCCCCAGGACCCATATATTCTTCGGTCAAAAACCTATCTGGCAACCCATCGACGACAGCGGTTACCGTCCCGCCAGCATCCCAACCATCATCAAACGTGTCCTCCAATTTATTTAATTTAATTGAATAAGTACAATCAAATGGGCCGTATGGTGTTCCGCAATAATTTTTCAATATTATATTCCCATCTTCAACATGATGTTCCTCGTTTTTATTTCCAGCCCCATCAGCTTCGTCATAAATCTCATATAAAAGGTCATATAAACGGCCATTATCATTTGTGACAAAAGAAATACTAATCTCCTGAGTGTCTAGCACTTCAAAATTGAAAATTTCTGGTTGCTGCCCAGATAACGTAAAGTTTGTCGCTGTTGGTGACGGGATTCCATCTAGCAAAATAGTAGCGTAAACCGTTCCTCCTTCATCGTCCGTCCAAGTCGGGTTGAACGTAGGAAAAGAAAGGTATGAATCAGTTGTTAAAGATATTGAATATGTGCATACTGTTGTAGGAGGAGCTATATAATTACAGGTATTCGTTATGACACTTAAAGCATCAGGCTCTACACCTTCTGTGCTTTGAAAAATTTCATCACCAGAACCTCCTGTTCCGCTAAAAATTTTATAGTAGTTAAATTCCGATCCTTGAGTTCCAGGCGAATACTGAACTTGAATGGTGTCTCCTTCATTAACCCCGAAGTTGAAGAACGTAGGCCCAAACCCATCTACAAGTGTAGCGGATGTTATACCTGGAACTTGATTTCCGTTCACCAAAACAGTCACGGAACCCCCAAACCAACCCTCTCCAAAAAGGTCGTATAAACCAATTGAAAAATTGCAATCATATTCAACAGAAATAACCCCGCAAGAGTTGTTTATTTCTTGTGATAATGGTGGAGTTTGGCCTATGGTGCTTGCAAAAAGCTGTGTTCCTCCTCCTCCATAAGAGTTAAAAACCGAATAATGATTTTGCTCTGATGATAACCCCTCGGTATACTCAACAGTTAAAATAGAACCTTCTGTTACAAAAAAATCATAAATAACAGAGCTTCCACCCAACGTTAAATCTGCTGCGACTAATTGCCCATCTAAAAGAATATCCAACTTCCCCCCTTGCCAGCCATCTCCCCCAGTGTCATACAACACTACCGAAAAGACACAGGACTCTGGGGGGGATGATGGATCATACTCTGCTGGTTTTTGGGGTATAAGTTCAGCTCCTTCTGGCGGCAAGATTGGGTTTGGTGGAGCTATGAAAGAAGGCTTTTCTGGTAACGCTTCGCAACCTTCGCCCTGCTCCCATTTTTCATGTCCAACATAAGTAAGAAAAAGTTTAGCTGTGCCGTCTTCTGAAATTTTTAAATTTTCCGATACGAGGCTTGCATTTGGAATGCTGGCGGTTTGTATAATATCGCCATGTCTATCTTTTATTGAGAGTGTTACCGTTTTATTTTCTCTGTCTTCTAAAAAAGCAAAAGAGCTTTGCAAAAAAGCATCGTCAACATCTATTTCAACAGACGCCGAGTATTCTATTGGCTGTAAAAACTCAACAAAAGAAAAGCCTCCATAACCTATACCATTTCTGATTTTTCTTTGTATTGATAAACTGTGATTAAAACCAACAACCCTATTAGTAGAAGACCCATCGCAGTCTATTGATATTGACCCTTGATTCGGTATTTGTATTAATGGGTGTTCTCTTGGATCTAAATTATTGCTTGCATCTTTGCCTTTTTCCATTTGGTCGAACACCAAAAAGCTTGTGGCTATTTTTGGCACTGAGCCAACAGCGCAGTTTATAGAGTGAGAGTTTAAATAACCTTTTTCAAACCCATAATGTTCGCCCTCGTAATAAACACTAACCGCCATAGGGTGCATTGGGCTACATCTTAAGTAGGAGTCTAAAATTGGATCTTTGTATAACAAACTCCTATTTACAGATAGCGTTTGACTCACAGGGCCAGAAGGCACAGTAACCCCCCTGCTTGTCCCTATTGGTTTTAATACAGACGGGTTATTATTGTATTGTAGGTCTACGTTCGAAGCTCCGAATATTTCATACTCGTCAGCAAAAAACCTAGTTTCATAATTTAATTTTGCATCAAACATTATAACTTTCTTCTAAGTTTTCCGCCCATTCTTTGCTCTTCGTCAATAACCTGTAGAACCTGAGCTTTTATGATTTTCGCCATTCTTGATTGGTCTTTTTTATCTGTATCCTCCGAATCTTCTCCACCTTGTTGGGTTTCTCCAGAACCATCAGAATTCACCGTTATTGATATGTCTCCAACTTTACCAGTATTAGATTCTATTAGTTCTTGTAGCTTATCAATAACTTCTTTTGAATATGAATCTGAATTTTTTGAATCCTCACTATCTGATCCACTATTTAAATCATTCAGCCTATTAGCCCCTATTCTGTTTGCTGCAGAGCTATTTACTACAAACTCTCCACCAGACAACATTGAAGGTACAGTATCTACCCCAGAAGCCTGTGGTATGGATCCTCCAGTCGCCCTATTAATTGGCCGAAGCCTAGAAACATCATTAAAATCAGCGTAGCTTGAAATGTTTGGTCTTTCGCTTGCCGATCTTATATTAGAACCCGACAGATTAGACCCTGACACATCAGACTGAAACACGTTTCTGGTAACTCCTTGTGAGGCTTGATAAGCCTGAATATTAGAGGCCGTGACGTTTCCTCTGCTATTAACTACATTAACCAAACCTCCGTAGTTTTGGCCGCCTCCTCCTGGAATACGTGCACCTGTAAATACACCCTTTGTCTGGGCACCGAATCTGCCAAGCTTTGTTTGTTCTGCTATTGGCACTGTCGCGTCATATTCTGCTCCAGCATTTGCGGCCCCATTAGCGGCGGCATTTACACCAGCTGAGACAACAGCTCCAATAGCGGCATTGATAAGACTATCCCAAAAAGCCTTCTTTCTTCTCTTTTTCTCTATTTTATATTCTTCGTCTTGCTGCACTGATCGTTGAAACAAATTTAAAGCTTGACCTTTTGAGGCTTTTAATTGTTGTTGTGCTTGTGTCCCTGAGTTTCTACCAAAATTTGTTAACCTAACACTTTCTGTTTCTAAATCTATTTTAGATCTGGAGCCAAATTTATTTGACGAACCAGTAATAACATCATTTTTTCCGCTAGTAAATGCTTGTGTTGCGTAATTTAATAAATTTCCCTGACCTTTAATTGTGCCTTTGCCTTGTGTACCAGGAATAAAAAACCCGCCATCTCCATTTTGCTTTGGCAAATTAGCAAGATAATCTTCTTGATTTTGAACCGAACCTCCTACCGCAAACTTAGGTATGGCTCCTTTGTTTAGCATTTCCATAACTCCAGAACCGTATTTGTCAACAGAGCTTTTCCTCATTACGTATTCGCCACCCATAAGCATTGCTGGAACATCATCCTTAGTTCCAGAGCCCCCGTTAATTTTACCGCCGCTAGCAAACCCCCTTGGGTTTTTAAGGCCGAAAAGACCCGCTACGTAATCTCCTACTCCTCCCACAAAACCACCAAAACCTCCGCCCCCTTCAGTGTTTCCAGCGGGAGAGAACGCGTTGGTTATTCTACCTATTGCATTTTCTATGTTAGCCTCTGCTATTTTTTGCAGAAAAGATGTAGCAGCCTCTAAAAGAGTAGTTTTTAAACTTTGACCACCTTTAACGGCTTCTGATATACCACTTACCAACGCATCTCTAAAGTTTACGGCTCCTTCTACTATAGTTTGGTTTAAATTATCTGCGGCACCTTTTGCGTCTGTCCCTATACTGTTGGCTATTCTTTGACCAAGGGTGCCTTCATAAGATTCAATAGCGGCTATTTGCTTGAGTATTTCTTCTGTTTCTGCGGCAGAAGCTGAAACCAGCTGGTTTCTTAAAGATAGTATTTTAATTCTTTTCTTGTACTCAAATTCGATACTTCTTCTTTGGGCTGTGTCCTTGGCCTTTATTAAATCAAGTTCTTTTTTAGCTGAAAACTCCGCTTCATTACCTCCTCTTAATGCTTCTGCCCCACTAGACCCAGAAGCCGACAGTTCTTGTGTTGTTTTGGCTCCTATATTGCCTAGTGCTGAGTTTACAATTTGACTCGGGTCTGCAGAAGTGGCTATATTGAAAGTATTAGTTTCTATAGTATCCTCTAAAGCATTTAATGCATTTCTTACTAAGTTTCCAAATGTTGTTAGAGCTAAACCTGAATTTTTTAGAGCTATATCTAAATCTCCAAGACTTTTTTTTGTTTGTAATCCAGCGTTTTCAACGGTTGAAGAGAACTTGTCAGCTTCGTCGCCAAATTGAATTGATGGCAAGCCTCCGCCTTGTTTACCGACAGTGTTTTTTTCTGCTTTTGTTATTTGACTGTCCAAGCCAGCTCTTTCAGCTATAAGTTTTTCTATTCGTTTGTTGTTTTCTAATATTGACTTTTCTTCTTCTGGGCTTGTTTCAGAGGGACTTTTCTGAGGGAGTAAAGAAGTTGATTTGTCATTAATAACTTGTATAGCTTGTTGCGCCTGGGCTATCTTTGCGTCTATTTTTCCTATTTGAGCCACTATGTCTGCAGCCCTTTTAGTTCTTATACTTTTTTGCTGTTGAGTAAGTGATGACTCGGTCTCTCTTCTGTTTTCTCCTGATGGGAACAAGCTTCCTCTCTCTTGTTCCAGCCTCTTTCTTTCTTGAATATTAGCATCTAAAGCGAAGGTTTTATTCGTTTTCTCCCTAGACAATTCAGTTAGTTGAGGTCCATTTTTTACAATATTCGCAAACTCTTTTACGCTGCTTGCAAACTGCCCATTGGCACTTGTAAAGCTTGTCATGTTTTTAGATTCAGCGATTAGAATATCTAACGCTTCTTTCTTTTCTGTCAAAGCAAGCGCTTTTTGATCTGTTAAATTCTTCTCTATCTCGCCGCCAACTTCATCCAATATAGTTTTAAGTGCTTGTTTGTTAGCGTCTGTCGGCGAAGAAGCCGCTAAACTTGCCGCAGATTGAAGTCGGCTTGTGGTCCCTGTATCAAGTTCGCCAGCTCCAGCTGCTCTGAATTTTTTAACAACTGAAAGAACAAGGGCTTCTGAGGCTTTAGAAACAGCGTCTTCTTGCGCTCTTGTTAATGCAGCCCTCTGTACTTCCTGAGTTCTTTGTAGGGCTGAATTTTGACCTCTAGACCCAGATCCAGCCGCGCCAAGATTTATTCGATTTATTTCTATTTCGTCTTTAAGACTTAAACCCTCTTTTCTTAAGTCAATAGCTCTAGTTGCAGAAGTTAAAGCTCTATCTCTTATTTTTAGTGACTTTTCTTCCTCTTTTCTTTCTAATTTTATTAAATCTAAATTTGATCTTTTTAGTTGGCTTAAGGCTTCTTCCGTCGTCAGTTTCGATTCTCCTATTGTTAACTGAGTTTTTAATAAATCTACAGTTTTTTTATTTAATTCATACTTCTTCTGGAGATCTTTATAATCTTTCTCTGTTAACCTGCCGTTTTCTTCAAGCAAATCTCTAACGCTTTTAGTTATATCAAAAAACCTTTGTGCTGCTCTCGCATCGTTAAATTCGTTAGTAACCTTGTTTTCCGAGGTGTCTCTTTTAAGAAATTTATCATCGGCAAGAGTTTTTTCTGATATCTTTATTAGCTCCTGCGTCTTCTTTTTTTGGAAATCAATATCTGCCAGGTCTATCCTATTCTGCGCTTTCTTTAAAGTACTTACTCTTGACAATGAATTTTCCAACTCTTTTTGGAATTCTTCTTCTGTTTTTAATAGATTAAGTCTAGATGATAGTTCTATTTTTTGTTCTCTTAATAGAGTTACTATTTTTGCGCTGGCTAAAGCCTGTCTTGATATTAATTGGTTTTCTTTTTCAAGTTCTTTAGTTTTGTTTAAAGGTATGTCGAAAGTCCGACCTATTTTTCTATTAGCATTAGCTTGCAATGACTCGGCCTGACCTGGCTGGTTTACAATTTGCGCCACTAAGTCATTTTGTATCTCTTCTAACCTTTCTATTTGAGCGACAGTCAACCTTTCCCTACCCTCTTTTAACAACTTATCTATATTGGTCTGCTTTGATAAATCTCCAAAACTTTTAAACTCTTTAGATGTGAACAAAGAGGTAATTCCAAGATTTATTGAATCCTGTAATTTTTGGACTGCTTCTTTGGCTAAATTTCTTGTATCCGCGTCTGCTTTAACTTCAGTATTTTGGAAGACCTCTACTGTTTCAGTATCAGCCGCCTTCGGAAGAAGAGGAGAAAGAAAGCCTAAAATTCCACTTTTCTCTCTTTCTATTGACTCCGTGCGAGTTGGATCTTTAAATTTTATACCTTCTTTTGATTGTCTTGTCGATGAAAGAAACTCCTGTTCTTTAGTTAAAGCTTCCCCTTCTTTTAATTTCACCCCGAAACGTTTAGCTCTCTCTCTTTTTAGAAATTGTTCAGAACTTTGTTGTGCAAAATTCACACCAGCACCCTTACCTTCTAAAACTACCTTTGATATTTTCTCGTTAGCTTTGGCCACGTTGGCCGCAAAAGACTCCAAAGAATTTTTGGCGGCTTTATCTGGACCGCTTAAACCTTCAAATAACTGTTTTCTCCACAATGACAGGTCTCCACCAAGCGCCGTAACCGCTACATTTAATGCTTGATAACTTAATGCTGCTATACCTAAAAGGGGTATCAATCTAGCAAAGCTACCAACAACCCTAGGCAGGACCCTGCCTAAGAGGGGAAGCTGACCTGGCTGCTTAGAACCTCCTGTTAGGCTATTTCCTATTTTTCCTA